GCTGTCATTTGCATTTTGGAACTCCTTTCCATTTGCCGAGCGGTTCAAAGTGAACGTCGGCGTCGTTCAAGTCCGGTCGCCCCATCTTGCACGATGACAGGCCCGCGAACAGCACGCGCTCTACGATCACACGCATCCCGCAGAGCGTGAGGCCGAAAGGCCGCGCGCGCCGATACGTCTTGAAACCTTTGTCTGGCATCGCCTGAGCGATCATCATTTCCCGCTGAACGAGAATCAGCGCGCCCGCGCACTCGCGGGTCTGAACCGTGTCTGGCAAGTCCCTGCCGTTGATCTGTGGATGCCGCGAATCGGTCGGGTGACAGGTCATGCGCTCGCCGTTGCGCAAACCGCGCCACAGCCGGTTTTGGTTTGTCCGCGAATACCACCGATATCGGAAGCCCTCGACTTTCGGCGAGTCCTTGCCGCGATTACTTTTCCTCCACGGGCAGGAGCCGCACGGCGTATCTGCGCAGATGGTGACAGCCTCGCTCATTTCATCAGTTCCTCCATCACGCGCTGCCAGTCCTGCGCGTTCATTGTCTCAGGATGCAGCGGCGCAGTTTCTTTTTCGACTGCTGGCACCAGCATGATCGTGTTGTCAGAGGTTCGGGCGTAGCTGTAGGCGATTGCCTTTTTGATTATCCAGAGCGGGTTGCGCGTGGTGGAGAAGTTCGCGTCCTCCTTAATGCGCAAGGTCGGATTGTCGGCAATGATCTTGTCTGTGTCCGCGTGATCAATCCTGCCGACGATGAACGGGCACACCTGCATGGCGTAGATCAAACAGTCCAAGTGCGCTGCTGGCTCAAAGTAATGGTTGGCCTTCGCGCAATCAGGCCCTCCGGTGAAAAACATCCAGCGCCCTAACGGGTCGCCGCACAATTGGCACCAGCGATTGATCATCACTGTGCGGCGTTTTTGCTCGTCGGTCACTCGGAAGTCCGGCTGACCGTCTGCCTTGATCAGCGCGATGTATGGAATCGGCAGCCCGCGCCATTGCGGCCGTTGCTTTAATCGCTTTGGAATGCGATGCGATTTACTCATGGTTGGTTTCCTTTCTGTGATATGCGGCGCAGCACTTTGAATCCGCGCTGCGCTGCAGCTTTTCCTCTGCGGGTGATGTAATCGGCGCACGCCCCGCAGACCGCGCGCCAATAACGTTCGTCGTTCAGCCAGCGACCGTCGCGGCCAGCCGTGTGCTCAATGCAAGTGCTCGGCAGCGTGCGGCAAAACTGGCAAATCGGATTAGCGATTAAAAAGATCAGCCTCCGCTTGTGATATTCCTGCTCCTGTTCGCGCCGTTTGGCGTTGCTCCTTTTTAGTCGGGTTCTTCGCATGGTTCTTTGCCTTGGGCGCGGAGCTTATCTTGAATTCATGATAAGCTTCCGGCTGCGCCAGTTTGCAGCGCGCATACAGTTGCGCGTGACCGTCGCCAAGCGTGTAGCCGCACTTGCATTTCCAGCGATCAGCGCGCGCGGAGTAGATCAGCGAGTGCGTCAGATTACGTTTGATTTTCTTCATTGATGGTTTTCTCCATTCGATCAGCAAGCCGCCGTTCCAGCCAATAGCCAGCCAGCAGCAGCGGAATTTGTTTGTCGCACGCCTCCACCGCCGACTTTATCGCCGCGCGGTGCATCGCTGCGATCTCTGGCGCGTAGCTGTCGCCAGCCGCGTAGATGTCGAAGGTGATCAGCAGCGCCTGTTCGCTCTGGCCGCGTTCGTGCAGCTTGTATGCCGCCTCAAACGTGTCCAGCGCCGCCGCGATCAGTTTCTTGCCGAACACTCTCCGCTTGTCCTCGCTCATTTCGTTTTACCTCCTCACAATCAATTGAATGTTCCATTTCAAGCAGCAGCAGCGCCTGTTGGGTGATGTTCTTTTCCAGCTGCAGCAGCGATTTGACCAGCGCGCGTTCCTTCGCGCCGAAGCCGCTGCCGATGTAACACACCTCCGAGACGTAGCCGCGTTTTTCGCCGCTCCATTTGACCAGCCCTTTTTGCTGCATCGCTGAGCCGTAGCCACGGAAGGAGTGATACAGCACCCGCAGTTTTTGCCGCCGCTCTGCCAGAAAAGTCCGGTAGCTTTCCAACTGCTTTTCACTCGACAGCCGCAATGTCTCAGGCGTCACAGCGACCTCGCTTCCTCCAAGTAATTCTTGGACTTGGTGTATTTGATCAGCGGCCCAAGGACGCGAATGACCGATGCCTTCGCCTCCTTCGCTGTCGCAGTCTTCGCCAGCTGCGCCTCGAGTGCGGGCAGACTGAATTTGAGCGCAGCGTAAAGCGCATCAGGCCCAAACTCCGCGCGCGCGAGGTCCATCGCCTTGATCTCATTGGTCACGCTGCGCGTCATTTTCCGCGCCAGCCGCCAGCCAGCGACACCGTCAGGGTCGCGCTCAGCGAGTTCAACGTATTGATCGAGGATGAATTCGATGTTCTTCATCTGCTCCTTCAACGCGCGAACGTGATTGCCGCGTTCGTGTTTGTCGCGCCGGTTGATCGCTGTGAAACCTTGGTCAGCGATCTCGTCGGCAATCGCTTGTTCGAGTTCCGCGCTGGCCGCTTTGTATTCGGGACAGATCCTTTTCGCCTCGCACCATTGGCATTGGATTGGCCCAGGTATCCGCCGCGCGTCCGGCGTGATCGCTGCGACATTCTCCCGAACGATGTCCAGAAGGTGTCGCATTTCCTCAGCCGTATAAACCTTCGCCTCCCAAAGCGATTCAGGATGGTGCGGGTGTATCAGGCCAGCGACCACTTCCTCTGCTGAGAAGTTTTCGCAGAGCAGCGCAGCCTCGCTCCGAACCTGCCAGTTGTCGTGAATCGGAGGCGGTGATGTCCAGCCGCTTTTCGCGTCGATGATCAGCAGCCGCCGCTTGTCCGGTTGCCAATCGTAGCGATCTACGCGCCCGCTCCATGTGCGATTGAAGGCATCGTCGAAGTCCCATATCCGTTCCTCGAACGTGACCTCTGCGCCCTCGAAACCATGCTCATGCACGATCTCACTCTCGCCATACGCGATGCGCGAGGCTGTGCGCTGCTCGTTCTCGACGAGGTTGCTAAAGTCGCCCGCCTGCAGCGCGTCATGGATTCTTTTGCCGCGCTCAGCCGCCGCCTGATCTTCCTCGCGTGGCAACCGTTTGCACAGCGCGCGTTTACCAGGACACCGGAACTCCGAATCGAAACCGCTCGCCGAAGGCAGCCCTCCGCGCTCGTCTTCAATCGGGTCAGGTGGCGCGTCCGGTCTTTTCCGTTTGCGTCTCTTCGTCATTGCTTACCTCCTTTCTTGGTTTTCCATTTCTTGCTCTGTGGACAGGTGGCGAAGTGCGATACGTAGAGGCGATGCTGCTGCAGCCCGCCTTCCTTTGCGAGCGCCTCCAACGCCTCCTTGGTTTGATACACCGCCAGCGGCGCGCGGCCCGCTCTGTGCATGAGAAGGAGGTTGCCTTCCGGCGACGCCTCCTTGTCCACTGGCATCCGGCGACCGCGCTCAGTCTCTGTCCAGATCACCTTCGCGCCGCAGCTTCGGCAGTTGTCGCTCATTCGCCTCCCTTCATCTCCGCGTCAGCCAAGCAGAGCGCAGCGTCAAAGATCATATCCTTGGGCTGCCAGCGGTTCTTGAACTGCTTTGGTTTGTAATTCTCAATCCACCACGCCAGCGACCGAGTAGTCAGCTTTCCTAACGGCGTATCCTTTTTATCGCCGAAGTGAATTTCGACCTCGCGCCAGTCGCGGTAGCCTGCCTTTTCCAAGCGAGCGCGCGGGTGCATGTCGTCGAGCACTGGCTGACGACTGCGCGATTGATCGCCCTCGCTCGTGCGCACCGGCTCGCCATTGTCGAATGGCCCGCGTTCGGTTTTCGCTGGCGGCGCAGCCTTGCCCTTCGGCGGCTCTGTGCTGCTGCTGCTGCCCGCCTGCTGCGCTGCCCATGCTTTGATCAGATTGGCCAGCGATGATTTCGCCAGCACCCGCCGCAGGATGCCCGGATTGATCGCGCCGACTTCCTTGACGCGACCGTCGATCAACTGCTTCTCTCGCAGCAGCGCGAGCAAGAAGCCGTCTGGAATCTTGTTCTCGCTGAGGAACGATTTGAGTTCATCGAGGTCTTTGGTCGCCTGCTTGTTGCCTTCGCTGCCTTCCTCGTCGTAGGCGCGCGTGCGACGGTGGCCAACTGCTCCTGGTGCGGTTCTCCCTGCCGGTCCGCGCCCGCTTGATTCAGGGTCGTTGATCTCGTCTGTGACGAGGAAGTTTTTCATGAGCGCGTATTTGGTCGCGCCAGTGATCGCTTTGTATGCGCCTTTGTCGCCGCTGTCCCAACCGACACCGCCGCTGAACACCACCTCCTCCTCGCCAGTTTCTACATCGCGGAAGGTGTGCTTGGTTTTCACGCAAACAAACACGCCTCCTTTCGCCTCGCCGTTCGCTCCGTAGTGCGGCGTGATTTCCTCCACGCTGGTAAAGAGGAAGATTCCGCGCGAACTCAACCGATCGCGCAGCTCCGCCATCATCTGCCCTTCGCTCACGTAATTGTATTTGAAGTGCTCGTTGCGGCCTCGCTTTTCAACAGGGCCGAGATCAGCGAGGATTTCGACCAGCTTGTTGACTAAACTTCTCGGCTGTGCGTCCTTCGCACTTCCGGAAGATTGCTCTGCTGATTCGCGCGGTGTAGCGCGCTCTGCGTTCTGCTCTGTGCTTTTCATCTTGCTGTTTTCCTTTCTTGTGGGACGCCGCGAATGATTAACACCGTCGCCTCGTTGCGACAGTCGAAAGTTCGCGGCGTCTTTTTGTTGGTTTACACTGCAGCGTCACCGCTCACTTGGACGGGCAATGCCGCTTCCAAATCTGCGACGGTGACATAGTAGCGTGCCTTTTTTGCCGTGCTACTCCGCACGGCTGGAACGCGACCTTCGGTTACTGCTCTGCGGAGGGACGCCAGCGGCGCCCACGGCTTTTTTCTTTTCAGGAGCCGGAGAGCCTTCTGCAGCGGCAGCCTTCCGTCGCTGCGCTCCTTGATTCGGTTTCCCATCTGAGACCTCCTTTCGTTTGGTTGGTGGTTGAACGCGCGGCAACACCTTGTATGGCAAGCCGCCTGCGATGCGCTGGCCACAAAGGTAAACTCGCCGCTGATCGGGCTTGCTAAGGCCCTCAAGCAGCTTGTCCATGTCGCCGCGCGTTTTCGGATTCTTGTGCAGATGTGCCCAATCGCGCGCGCGGTCGAGCACTTGATCCTCTGTGAGCGGTTCCAATTTATTTCGCTCCTTTCAATTTCGTCAGCGCGGTTCTGAGCAAACCGAGTTGGCGGCGTTTCTGTCCCTGCTTGCGTTTCATCTCCGGTGATTCTGGCCGGAGCGTGACGTAGCGCGCGTAGAGATCAATCGAGTTTCGCACCGAGGTCACGACCGCCACGCGCTCAGATTCGATCAGCGGAACGTGCTTGGTTTCGCTTTGATCAAGCGCCATGGCGTTCGCCTCCGGTGCTGACTTCGCTTTTCTTTTTCATCTTGTTTTCCTTTCGTTGTGTGATGCTGCGCTGCCATTGGTTACTGGGCGCGCTGATCAGCGCAGCAGAGCGCAGCGCGCCCAGCGTTCACTTGGGAAGGCCCCAAGTGATGAAATCCGACCCGTTTAACGGGTTCTAGCGGGCTGCAACAGGGCTACTCGCCCCGCTCTCCAAGTGCAGCCGCTCGGAGGGTGATGATAAGCGGAGCGCCAAACAAACTCGCTGCACGGGCACTGTGAGGGCGCGCTTGCTCGTTTGCGCTCGCAAGTGCCGCAGTTGTCCGGTTTACACGGCTGGTCGGATGCCCAACGGAGCGCTTCGAGTAGATACGTAATCATGTGAGTTTCCATGCGCTCGGGCTTCTCGGCGAACCGACCGACGCGGCATGGAAATCAATCTGATCAATCCGAATGAGTTGGCCTGTCATTTCGATCTTTTCTTTACGGACCACCGTTTACTGCAAGAATTGCAATGCCATCGAGCAATGCCGACTTGTCCAATACGTCGAGAGGCGCAACGCGGACATGCTTTAGGCGCAGGATATTCGGTCATGTTGCCTCCGTGAATTTCTGGTAGTTAATCTTTCTCCTCTGGCGGTGATAATGATGGTTAATTGTCTTGTCTTCTCTGGCTTCGGCCAGGCAGCGGTCACACGCCGGCAGAGTTTCTTTCGTGGTCTTGCCGTTTTCCGTTCTCCGGAACGTGATTATCCAGACCGGTTTCCATCTGCATTGGTCTGTTTATGCGGGCCGTGCAGCGCGAGGCGGTCACTGGCCGTTCTTCGCTTCAGCACACGCACTCTGGCGTGAGATCGTCCAGCCACGCCGTGAAGTATTCCAAGCGCCGCTGATCGCTCAGCGCGCGCACATCGACGCCTTTCGGATGCACGTAAACGTTTTTGCTCGCCGTTCCGTCTGCCAGCACCGTGATCGTCTGACCTTTCGCCTTCGCGTTCGCTTTGATCTGCTGCAGCGTGCAAAAGTTGCACATCATCTGAGCCTCCTTTTTTCCTCGTTGCTTTTTCCAATCGCCGCCACACAAGCAGCGCAGCGCGGCAGCGTGCGCGGCGCGTTCGCGGTCAGCGAGCCAATCGGCCAGCCGCACTCGGTGCGATTACTGAGAAACTGACTGGCAGCGTGCGCGCGGGTCGTGCGATTGCCGCTCCGCGGGTGATGCCATGTTATCCACTCCATTTCGTTTTTGCCTTTCTTGTTTTTGGTTGTCCACCTGACGCGCGCCTGTGCCCTGTTCCATCGCTCAGGAGGCTAAGGCCGTGAGCAGCAAGCGCGCGGGCAGGTGGACAAATCCTGCCAGAGACTAAATCGCCAAAGCTTCATCCAGCTGGCCGTCATTGAAAATAGAAATCCGCTGCAGCCGCGTGCGCACTTTGTCGCAGGCGTTTTCCTCAACCGTGCCGGCAGCCCAGACGATCTTGACGATTGATCGCGCGCCGCCTCCACGCGGGAAGCGGCCAATCATCTGCTTCAAGTCCGGTGCGCTGAAGGTTGGACTGATCAGGCCGAGCCGCGTCAATCCATTGCGCGTGCCGTGCAAGCCGATGCCGACACCGAGTTTGACGTTCATCACTAGCAGCGTTTCATCGTCGCGATTGAAGCGATCAATCATCTCCTGCCGCTGATCGTCAGGTGTCTCGCCTGTCAGCAGATTGGTTGTGTTCAACCGCCGCGCCAACGCTGTGATCGAGTCGGTGAAGTTGAGCGCGACAACCACGCTCATGCCTTCTGCGATTCCGTCCTGCGCCATCTGGATAAAGGTCGGCACTTTCAGGAGCTCCACCTGCTGCCGCGCGCGCAGCAGCGCGACAAGGATGCTCGCGCCGGTGTCTGCCTCCTTTGATCGTTCCAGCTTTGCGATCTCAGCGTGCATTTCCTCGTAGATCGCATTGATCTGCGCAGGGTCCTCGACCGCGTAAGCCTCACTGATGATTCTCGTTTCCGGAAAGCGATCTCCAAGGTCGGCAATCCTGATGCGCGAGCCGTGCAACGGAAAGATTTGCCGATGGATGCGAGACACTACCTCGCGCCCGCCAACGAACTGCAGACCGAAGCGGCCCTTGCACACGCCGTTCTCAGTCATCCAGCCGTAAAAGTGATTCGGGTGTCTGATCAGACCTGTCAGTAGCGCGACGAATTTCATGTGCATCGGGTTGTCAGCAGCGGTGGCCGACAGCGCCATGACTTTGTATTGCGCGTCGATTGCCGCCACTCCCATCGCGCTGTTGAGCGTCGTGTAATCCTTCATCCGGTGGCACTCGTCGAACACGAACAGCCGCGTTCGCGGATCCAAATCGAAAACGAATTTCCGAAACGGTTTCTTCCGCTTCTTGTTGCCGTGATCTTCCGCCCAATAGCCGAACTCCGTGCGGCCGGTGCGCAGCATTTCATAGTTGATCGCCGTGAGGCGCACACCGAAAAGCTGCGCCATGCGCTCCCACGGAGGAATGACGTTCTTGGGACAGATCACAAACAGATCGCGGTCAAGCAGCCGCGCCACCGCGCAAGCGACCGGAGTTTTGCCAACGCCGGTGTCGCTCGCGTCCAGAGCACCGTCGAACGCCTCCACCGCAATCGCCAGCCGCTTGATGGAAGGAAACTGATACGAAAAGTCCTCGCCCGTTTCCTGCAGGATGCGGTCGTAGATCGGTTTTATGATTCGATCAAACCGCCGCTGCAGCGCCTTCGGCAAATCCACCTCAGCCTGATCAATCGCGTGCTCTGTGCGCTGGCTCTGCTGCGCTGCTGCTGTCGCGCTGCGCGCCCCGCTGCTCTCGCTGCCGTCTGGCAATCGCCATTCGGTCACAATCCATTCGCCCTGCCACTTGCTCACGGTGTAGCCCTGCTGCCGCAGCGTGCCCGTTCGCCACTCCTGCCAGAAGGCAGAGCGCGCGGGAATCGTCCACGTTCGCACTCGCCGCCTGCCAATCGAGGTATCAATGACGCGCGGCGCGCTCCAAAATACTTTCTCAATGTCGAAGCCGTTCATTTGGTTTGATTCCTAATTGCCCGCACTTTTCCTCCCATGCTTTGTCTGTCGGCTCGGACAAAAAGCCAAGCCCCGCCAGCACGCGCAGTTGAACGTCGCGCGCTCCACGGCAGATCGCTTCCGGCTTGCCGGTGCGCGCATTGATCGCGTTGTTGCTGCCGGTGCTGTGGCAGATGCGCGAGCCTTCGCTGAGCGCGCTTCGTTCCAGATCGGCAGCGAGGTAGGCATACGGGCTGCCTTCGCGCCACGGACAGGTGGCGCACATTTGCTCGTTGACCTTCATGCTGCTGCCTTCGCCTCATGCGCTCTGATCGCAGCGCAGCCCGCCTGATAACTCGCGCTGCTCACGCCTGAGCGATTGACCCGCACTAATCCGATCTTTTTCTGCACGTCGTAGCCGACGCCATCACAGCCCCACTCGCTGCCCACGCCCATCTTGAACTGGCAGAGCAGCGCGCGCGCCTTCTGCAGATCAGCGTCGAAGTTGCCGCTGTCCTTCACTGACTTGGTGACTCTCGCCACGCCCGCGCTCCATTCGATTACGAATCCATCTTTGGTTGTCATTGTGTTCCTTTCGTTGTTAATCGGAGCGTTGATTTGCTCCATGCTGGCGGCCACGGATTGAACGCGCCGCCAGAGGTGGAGCAGCTTATCATGAATTCATGATAAGCTTCCTCCCGCCTGCTGCTCCTACTTCCCAATCCAGCCTTTGATCAAGTCCATCACGCGGCGGCGAACCGGTGGCGCGTATCGGTTGATGAACTGTGTCCACTTTTTATAGACCTGATCCTCGAAAGGAGTTTCCTTTTTCGGTTTGCGCGGCTTTTTGCCCGCGCTTTTTGCTGCGCTGCGCAGCTTGGTCTTGCCAGCGACAACGTCGCCGAGCACGCCGGACTTGCGCGCCTTCTCCGCTTGCTCCGCTTTATGCTGCGAGACACCTGCCTCCTTGGCAATGTGCGCGGCCACCGAGCCGGATACTTCCGGTTTGGCTTTGCCGTTCTTTTTGCCCTTGAAGCTGCCAGCCGTGCTCTGGCGCTCCTTCGCTTCCTGTTCCAGCTGCGGGCCTCTGATCATGCTGACGATTGCTACGCGCTGATCGCCGTCCATGTGCCGCCGAAATAAATTCCGCGACAGGATTTCCTTTTCGATGTCCGCTTCCTCGCCTTGAAACACCTCGAAGTTTTCGGGTTTCAGTTTCAGGTTGAGGTCATGCGCCATTTTCCAGCGCGTGAGACCGTCGAGGATGGTTGTCTTTTTGCGATCAATTAAGATCGGCACTTTGATTCCGTTCTCCTTGATGTCCGCCTGCATTTCCGCGCGCTCCTTCGGAGGGAGCGGCGCCATGCGGCTGAACTGTTGGCAGAGCGGGTGAACCTTCATGACTTTGTTAGCCATTGGTGGTTGTGTTCCTTTCTTCTAATCGGTTGCTTTGTCTTCATCAGAGCGAGGGCGCGAACCGGTTGCGCCTCACTGACCGCCCGCGCTCGCGGGACGGTTTCGCGGTTCACTTGGCGACGCCAACGACCGAATCTTTTTCAAACATGAGACCGTTGCGGTAAACGTCGATCTCCCGCTTGCCTATGATGCGGCGCACGCTCGGAGTGCCTTCGACTGCACCGCTCTCCTGCCTTCGCAGGATATAGTCTGCGCTGCTGCGCTCATGCTTGCGATTGTCGCCAGCCCACGCGGTGGTTGCCAGCATGATCAGGGCAAGCGTCAACGCCTGCGCCACGCGCAGAACGTCGCCGCGCTTGGCTGCTTGTGGCATGTGCGCAGAGAACGGGCTGCGACAGACGTAAATTAACACGCCGTGCGTTCCCAATACCGGCAGCGTCAGCGCATCCTTCATAGGCGGCGCGATGTTCTCGAATTGATCGAGGTGGCTTTTATCAAGTGTCAGTGTCATTCATTTTCCTTTCTTGGTTGGTGGATAGTAGCCGCGATCAGTCGGACGCCGCACCACACATGGATGCGAGCGCCTGACTGGCGGCAGTTCGGTGTTGCTGCTGCCGCGCACAAGCGCAGCGATGCGCGCCCGAAAGTCAGCAACGGACTCCACGGGCGGATATTTACGTTTGGTTCTCATTGCTCAGCGATTGCCTTCGCCAGCAGGTCTCCAATCGAGGTCAGCCCCGCCTGGAATTTCTCTACGCCGCGCGGCTTGCCCGCCTGATTGCGGTAATCGTCAATCAGGAATGATGCCCACACGAAACGACCTTTGGTATCGTCGCCGCTGTCGATCAGGATTTCGTCGCATCGCTGCAGCGGAATTCCGAGCGCATCGGCTACGCGCTGCGCGAACAGCGCATGGTCTGGCCGCGATCTGTAATAGGCCAGCACAGCGGTCGCCGCGCGATTGGTGAACGTGACGCGATCTGCGACCGTCGCCAGTTTCGATTCGATCTCACTTTCAATCATTGTCATTTGTTTTAAGTCCTCAGTTTGTATTGTCTCTGCGCTGTGCTCGTCGCGCTGTGCCATGCTGCTGCTTCTCTGCTCTGCTGCTCTGCAGCGCGGGCAGTCTCGCGCGCGCGACATACTGCGAGCGACCGCCGCAGCTTGCGCAGTCGCCTCCGTTTGCTCAGCCTCATTGGTCGCCTCCTCGATGCGCGCTGCATCGCGCGTAACCGTTGATCACGACCACCGATGTTTCGCCGCAGCGAGCAAGACCGCCGCGCCGCCGCACGAAGTAATCGCAGGGCGGGAATTGGTTGTGCTCCAACCACTCATGCGCTGCAAGTTCCTGCTCGGTCGTGCTGCCGGTGAACCATTCCACCTTGCGACCGCCGAGGTAGCCATACCAATTGCCATACACGTTCTGCCTGATCGCTGCTTTCATTGTCTCATTTTCCTTCCTTGTGTTTCCTGCCGACCATCGACAAGGCAAGCGCGCCCAGCCTCTCAGCCGAGCGCGCTGCTCCTTATCTACGACCGATGAATTAGGCCGCCAGCCGCTTCAGCTGTGCCAATTCCGTCCGCGCGAGCGTCGCAGGCGCAGCACCTTTTCCGTGCCGACCGACGAAGAGCGAGTTCCGAATTGCGACCGCCGAGAGTTTCGGCGCCAGCTTTCCCATTGCCTTGATTGCGTCCGCTGGCTTCCAATTAAGTTTGCCGAGCGCACGAACCACCGACGTTGCCGACTTCTCACCAAAGATGGTGAAGCGAGGGCGCACCGCCGACTTTGCCGTTGCCGCTTTTTTCTTCGGCGCTGGTTTGGTGGTTGGCTTTTTAACCGCCGACTTGGCGATTGATTTGACTGCTGGTTTGCTGCTGCTGTTTTTGGTCTTGCTGTTTTTCATACTTATGGTTTTTCTCTTTTGGTTTTCTAACTTTGGGCGCATCACCCGCGCCCGTTGAGGTCTGCTCACATCATGCGAGCAGAGCGACAGCGACCCATTGCGCGGGTCGCTGCGGGCTCTGCCAGCCCCTGATCAGCGCGGCGATTGGCGATAGCCGCGATGCGTGGTTGTCAGGCCGACCAGCTTTGGTTTGCTGCCGTTAGGCCACTGCGCGCCGCCTTTGCCGAAGCCGATTGGTTCGATGAAATCCAGCGCCCGATAAATCAGCAACTGCGAAGGGCGCGAGGTTTGCGGCACCTCGGTTTGCGCCAGCCGAATTGCCATCGCCGGAATTCGATCGACACCGTAGCCATATTTGCAGACCGCGATGTAGTATGGCTTTTCCTGATAGGCTTGGTAGTAGGTAAGCGCCTCCATCAGACCGCCTCCGATCTTCTCGCCGCCAGCACGCGCGCTGCGCTGCCGCGCTGAGCGATCAGTGCCTTCGCCGCCGCGATGTCCAACGGTCGCTTGAGGCAGGCGAGCACATGCTTGTGAATGTCAATGGCTTGGATGCCATTGTTCAGATACGCCGCTGTCGCTCGCACGAACTCTGCGAGGTTGCGATCAGCCTTCGCTTGATTGCACCGGTCGCACGATGTCGCCAAGTTCTCAGCGCCATTGCCGCCGCGCTGCTCAACGGGCACTACATGATCAAGCTGCAGAGCCGCGCCCTGCTCCACTGCTGCGCCACAATAGACGCAAGCGAGTGCGTCGCGCAGGTAGATCGCTAGCCGCTTCTCCTGCCGAATCCAATTCATGCCATTCCAATTTGCTTTTCGTTTTGCTGCTGCTGTCATTGTCTGCTGTTTCCTTTCTTGTTGCTGCTGCCTTATCGGTTATCGGGATTGAGGATGATCGTGCAGCGCGCGATTGAAATGACCTCGCTGCTGCCCGCCTTGCGCACGTTGATGCGATGCTTGCCGTCTTTGCTATGAAACAATCCGGCTTGCTCGCGCCCGCCGTGATTGGCGAACGTGATTACCGATTGCTTGCCTTGCTGGCCTGCAATCGGAGTGCCGCCATTGCCGCCATTGCCGCGCGCTGCTGCGCGCTGCGCTGCGCACGCTTTGAGGTTTGCTTCCCACCCATATGCGGAATACACCTCGTTCACTGCGACCAACGGCTTGCCCATGCGCAGATGCGCGGGTGTCGCGAAGTGCTCGACGAGCGCATGGTAATCCTTCGCGCTGATTTGTAGCTTGATGCAATACGGCATCGTATCGGTTGGCTGTGCCAATTTCACTGCTGCTGCTGTCTGCTTTACTTTTCTCATTGTGTTTTGGTTTCTTATTGTCTGCTGTTTTGGTTTTGATCTGTCATCATCAGGCGCGAGCGATCAACCTCGCGCGACGACCATTCCCGAATAGGTCTTTGGTCGTTTCGACTTCTCCCGCCGCACTTTGAACATGCTCTGTATTTGCGACCGCTAAGGTCTGGCGAGCATGGCAGATGTTCGTCTGACGAATTTGTGCGCTGGCGACGATTGGTGTGATTCCTAGCTGGTGCTATCCGCTGTCCCCCATTGCGCGCTGCGATCAGCTTCAACACTAAAACTGAATCGCCTCGCGCTGCTCAGAACAGCAGCGCATAGCAGCCTCGATCACCCTTGATCAATCGCGCAGCTTACCGCCCATCGTCGGCGTCTGTGCTAACCCACAGTGGAAAAAACATCTGCGCTTGGCCTCATCGAAGTATCCCGATCATGCAATTACCAGCGCGCTTTGCTATGCGACTGGCAGCGTCAGCTAACGACTCCTTTCGGTGATCGCCCGCAGAGCGCAGCGCGTTTTTCAGGACGCGCGCTGCGCTGCTGCTCAAATTGCTGACTCGATTTTCATTGATTCCAAATTGTCGATTGAACCTCTCAGCGTTTTCCTCGTCGCTCAGGACCTACAAGCATCATGCGCAATCAAGCGCAGCGTTCGGTTTGTTCCTGACCTTACTCACGGACTTTCTCCGGATAGAGTGCTTACCCATTAACCTTCGATCTGATTTGGAATGATCAGCGTAAGAGCACCAAGCACACCGAGTAATCTGCGATGCTTGCAATCGCGCGCTGCGCGCTGCTGCTCAGATCAGCGCGCGCTTAAATCTGCGCTGCGCTGCTGCTCTGCTGATCTTGATTTCAAATAACGATTGCTCGCGCCTCCCTCTGCGCTGCATGTAAACCCGATCAATAAAGTAATTATTCTGCGCAAGTTGCGCAAGAAAAGTTATCAGTCGCGTAAAGCAGCGATTTGCGGGCTTTTACAGCACGCGGTTAAATTCTTTGCCCAAGTAAATCGCCTCGTTTTACGCGCCTTCGGTTCCGCGCGCGCTGATCGCTTTACTGTATAGTGTAGCGGATTTTGGGTCGCTCTCGCGCTGAGCAGCGCAGCAGAGGCGCGACGCCGGAGCAGCTTATCATGAATTCAAGATAAGCTGAGCAGCCCTTCAACCGGAACGATTTACCAGCCGGAAAAACTCTGATCGCGGTGCCGGTTCTTGAAACGCTCCGAGCATCGCTGATGTCACCATTCCGCTTTCCTGTTTCTGGACGCCGCGACAGATCATGCAAAAGTGCCGCGCTTCGATTACCACCGCCACGCCCAACGGTTTGATCGCGGCGTTGAGTGCGTCGGCGATCTGCTTTGTCAGCCGTTCTTGGATTTGCAGGCGGCGCGCGTAAACGTCAACCAGCCGCGCCAGCTTCGATAAGCCGACGACCTTTTTGTTCGGCAGGTAGCCAACGTGCGCGCGGCCAAAGAACGGTTGAAGGTGATGCTCGCACGTCGAGTAAAACTGAATGTCGCGGCAGACAATCATCTGATCGTAACCATCCTTTTCAAACTCGCACTTCAATACCGTGTCGGCCTGCTGCTTGTAGCCTGCGAAAAGTTCCTGCCATGATCGCACCACGCGCGCGGGTGTGTCGCGCAGCCCTTCTCTGTTTGGATCCTCGCCGATCAGTTGCAGTTGCCGCCGCACGATATCCTCCGCGTCTGTCGCCATGTCTGCGCCCCACGGAAATTCAAGCCACTCCGCGCCCGCGTCGAACAGCGCGTAAAACGGTTTGCCGTTTGTCTGCCATTTCGCTTTGGTCGCGCCGCTGTCGATGCGGTCGTCGAGAAAGGCTGTCGCGCTCGCAGGGTCAGCGGTCACGCTGTAGCCGTGCGCTGCAGCGAGGCCCGCGACCATCGTGCCGCCGCGTGGGATGCCGTAGTAAACGTGATGCGCGGGAATGCGCGCGATGATGCGCCCGAACACCTCCGGCCAATCGACGCGCCTTACAGGACGTTGAGCAGCTTGTGAAGTTGGAGGCTCAGTCGCCATGGTGGATTTTCCATCGCCAGCTTCATGCAATGGCGCACGTTCGCAACGTCCGGCGTGTTGCCGTTAAAGATCGGTGAGAGGTAATAAAACTGCGCGCTGATCGCAGGTTGAGGCACTCCCATGTGGCCGCTGTGTCGGACGTATCGCAGTTCATCGACGCCTTCCGGATTGTGCCGTTTGACGACGTGCTCTGCGACCTTCGGACTAACCACGCGCCAGTCGATTGTTTTCGGAATGGCGTGATTGCCATTGCTTTCAATCGCCTGTTTGTAACCGGCAGCGTGGAAGAATTCGACAATTTCATAGTTGATCTGCAGCATTGGCTCGCCGCCCGTCCACACAATCCATTTGCAGGGACGGCCGCTGATGTGTTGGCTGATCGCAGCGAGCGACATTACCGCTTGGCTTTCAAACTCGGTGTCGCAAAACGAGCACGCCAGATCGCAGCCCGCCAGCCGGATGAAGATTGACGGTTCGCCTGCGCGCGCGCCCTCGCCCTGAATCGAGTAAAAGATTTCGTTAACCTTCAGCGATTGCTCCATACGAGGCAAAATTCTTGGCATCCTCATGCACTACCACTCGCAGCGCGCGGGCGCGGTCGTCGGTGATCAGGCGCACCCAGCCGTCAGCAAGATTGAAAACAAACTTGGCTATGCCTTCGCAGGAACAGTCCGGCAATCGCACGATGTTGCTGATGTGCCACTTCGCTGTGAAGGCGATCAGCTTCTCTGCCAGCGGGTCGTTGTCATTGAGCACCAGCTTGTGATCGAACATCGCCATCAGGTTTTCCTTCAACGGCTGCAGCTTGCCGAAGTCCACGATGAAGCCGTTAGCGTCCGCTTCCCGCGCAATGAATGTGATCTCGAACGACCAATTGTGGCCGTGGATAAGTGCGCAGTGACCATCGTGAAACGGCGCGCGATGTGCGAAAGGAATGTCCACGTAGGTTTTCGTGCAGGTCTTCACTTTGGTTTGGGCGGTAGCGGCGTGCGGCGGTTGTTGCCGCGTTTCTGTCCGTTGCTGCTCTCGCCGCGAATGGCGAACATCAGCGCAGCTTCGGCGGTTGGCTGACCGCTGCGCGCTTGAAAGTTTGTCCATGCGTTCTGCTCTGCAGAGGTGAGGTGAAAAACGAACGGCTCAGTTTTCGCGCGCGCTGCTGCGCCTCGCTGCGCGTCCGGTTTCTCATACGCCTGCGGCCACTCGAAACTGGTAATCTGTTCGATGTCGCTGAGTTCGCGCGCATCGAAAGGCAGCGTGGAAAGCAGATCGTCCTCCTTGAATTCCAGCTTCATCTCCTTGAACAAGCCCGACAGCTTGACGTAGTCGGTTTCAAAGTTTGTCTCGTTCGTCTCGACCGCCAGCCGCATCGCTTCGGCTTTGCTGACTTTTCCGAGATCGCATACGGCCGCACTTTTAACACCGAGTTCCGCGAGCGCGTCGTATCGGTGATTGCCGTTGACGACTTCCATCTTGCCGTTTGGCAGGTGGCGCACCAGGAGCGTTTCGACTTGGCCGTTGCGCTTGAGGTTGGCGACGAGTTTTTTCGACCGCTCCTCATCTTCCTTTTTGTAATTCCAGTCTGCCTTGACCAGCAGCGCCAGCGGCACGATGCGGAATGTCCGTTTGCCTACTGCCAGACTATTCCCCGTGCTGTCCATACATCGGTGAGGTAACGAGCGAACTTTTCATATTGTTCAAGCGAGGTGCGGATCAGATCGCGGTAACGAAACACCGTCGCCGTTTTGACCTGCGCCTTCGCAAGCGGTTCGGCCACGCCAAGCGCGATGTCAAATCTGCGAGGGATTTGCGTGCGGTGAACGTTGCTCATGCCTTTGCCGGTGAAGCGATTGAAGACGCCAGCCCGATAGACCATGCTCCAACTGCTGCTGTCAGTCGAGAACACCGGACATTGCATCAGGAATCGTCGATCAACCGACGCGAACACATGGACCTTGATCTGCTTCTCGTAGCACTTCCGCGTGATGTCGAGGTAATCCGGCAGCAGGAAAGTTTTGTTGCGATAGCCTTCAAGCCCGATGGTCGTGAACTCATCCATCAGCTTGTGCAGCGCGCTCCGCGGCTCGCTGGCCCGGTAAACTGGAATCAATCGCGCAGGGTCGCGCACCGCCTCGAGTAAACGTTTGCGCTGCCACGCCTGAAACTTTTTGCCGTGGATATCGACGGTGTCGAACTCAACGAATTTATCCACGAACGGCAGCGCCTCATGAATCAATTTCGCGTAGCCTTCCACGTAATCGTCTGGCGCATCCAGCCGCGCTGCCAGCTTGACCGGCGACGCGCTCTGCACGCCGCTCGCGGAAAAGTATGCGTGCGCGCCGCTGTCGCAGACGACCGAGCGCGGGCGATGCTTGCGCAACATCTTGAACCGCGCCACCTCGCGCACGTCGAAGTAACTCGAAAAGCAATCCAGCCCGCCAAACAATCCGGTCATGCGCAGCGCATCGACGTAGTTGCCAGCGCCAGCGACAAAAATTTTCACAGCACAGGCAGAATGGCTCGGAGGAAGCGAACCGTCGAGTTTGAATACTTGTCGGTGTAACTGAACGGCACCGGCACATGGTTCGCCATGCGCTGAGCGAGCAGCGCGACACCGTCCTGATCGTCCTCGCCGTAGAGAAACTTTTGATCGTGCTCCAACACCTCTGGATAACTCAGCCGGTTCGGCGCGACCACGCCGCAGCCGCACGCGATTGCCTCATTGATCGCGTAGCCGAAGGTTTCCTGCTTGGCTGCGCTGTAAACGATCTTGGAGCGTCGCAGCAGCGCGTAGTAATCGGCTTTGTTGTGCGCGACGACTTCGACGGTCTCGCGCGCGAGCAGCAGAGCCGCCTGACGCTGCGCTTCGTCCATCGGCGTCGAGATCACAAAGCGCCAGCCCTTGCCTTTGAACTTGCGCGCGCAGCGAAGGAACGCCTGCACGTTTTTCTCTGGCGCGATGCGATGCGGAAACACCACGATGTTTTCGCGTGGCTCGTCGCGGTGTTCGATCAGCGTCTGTGGCTTCCATGAGAGGCCGAACGGATGGACTGCGACCTTCAAGTTGCTGCGCAGCAGATCAGCGTGAGAGCGCGAGCCGACGCACACCGCGTCCAGAACGTGCTCGCAAAGCATTTCCTCAAACCGCCGCGCCCAAGGCCCAAGCGAGCGGCTGTAGTAATCGGCAGGGTCAAAGGTGCCCGCGTAGTGCCAGCCGACGATCTTGACGCCGACGCCGGCAAGGTCTGCCATCATCCGGACTGCCTCGATGCCTGGAAACCACACGTCGCCCAAAAGGAAAACGTCGCCGGTGTGAACTTTGCCGCTCTGGAACAGATACGACACCATCGCCAGCTGCCACGCCTTGAATTGAGTGGAGGCGTAATCGTCGAGGAATTGTCCATGCGCGATTGATCGGTTGGGCGCAGAGGGCAGCAGCACCGCGAAGCGTTTTGCGCCGACGAGGTTTTCCAGATCGTCGCTCACCCATTTGAGCATCTGCGCGGAGTAGCGCGCTTCGAGCGGTTCAATCGGCAGGAAGTAAATCATCGGTCGTGATAAACCTCCGCGCCTCTGAACATGTTCACTTGGATATGCGGCTGCGAGCGCGCATTGACCATCCTTCCCTCCTTGCAGCCCTTACACATCGCCGGTTTGTTTTTCGACTTCATCTGCGCGCGGAAGGCGTTAAACTTCGCGCCATGCCAGATCGCCATTACATCCTCCTTGAAAACGTTGCCCATCACGTTCTCTCCGGCCCAGTCGCGGTCGCACGCCACGACATTGCCGTTCGCGTGCACGGTGAAACCGTAAAAGGCTTCTCGACAGACATCTTCTTCGCCGAGCGTGCCTTTTTGCGTTACAAAGCCGCGGAAGGAATCAAGGAATTTGTAGCGGATCTCGTCAGGGCGGAGGCCGCCGCTCCATTCGAGAAATTCCTGCATGGTGAATTCCGGCTTGTCTTTCAACATGATGGTCTGGGCGACGCACCACGGCTTTTCGGCGTGCGCGAGGATGTAGCAGACTCGTTCATGCAGGCGGGCAAGTGTTCCTCCGACCCGCGCTTTCGCGTAGCGATCGGCGTTGAGACTGTCCACGTCCATGACGAGAAAGTTCAGGCCAGCTTTGAAAGCACGGTCCAGCTTTGCTTCCGTCGCTGGCAGCAGATTGGAAGCGACGACCGAATATATCCCGCGATCTGTGCACGCCTGCACGAACTCATGAAAGTCGTTCTGCATGAATGGCTCTCCAAAGTGGAACAGTTCAAGGCTGCGTAGCCACGGCATTTGATCGAGGACCTTCACGAAGTCGGCCAGCTTGACGGTCGCCTCCATGTCTCGCCGCTTGTTCGGCACAAGGTCAATCGTGCGCGGGCAGAACGGGCACGCCAGATTGCAGCGAGCGGTCGTTTCAAACTGGTAGAGGCGCGGCTGCGCTGCTGCCTCAATCGTGTGGCGGTCGTAGGCGAGCTCCTGCACCAACTCGCGCGGCTTGATGTCGCCGTGCGTGAACGGCGGCAGGTTGGCGATTGTATCACGAAGGATGGACATCATAGGCGACCGCCCCATTCTCGCCGTCTTCCAAGACCTTGCAACGTGACAGGTTGAGCGCGCGCAGCAGGAAATCGGCGATGTGCTCGCAGGAGAGGCTGCCGAACTCGCACGGCAATCCATACTCGCCGCAGAGCACTTCTATGCCGCGTCGGCGCAGCATCAGGATTTCAATGTCGCGATCAGCGTGCGTCACCCACCGCGAAAGTTCCACGTGGAACAAATGGCGATGCCGCTGCCGCAGGAACTCGACCGGCGCCGGAGCGTCCGGCCAGCGATGGAAACCTTCGACCGTGAAAACCGCAATGACCGCGAAACGTGGCATGATCAGCCTTTATTCGTGCCAAGGCCGTGCGCAGGCCTGCGCGTATCGAGTTTGTTTGCGCGCACGCCGAGCAGCAGACCCGCGCGCGTCACAAAACGATTCTACGGGCATTTGGCAGCTTATCATGAATTCAAGATAAGCTGATTACGGTGTTTGCACGTTGACATACCCACCGTCAGGTCCGAGCACGCCATTCGCCGGAACGTAGTGGCCGGTGTTATTCACGTTGTGAACGACGCTGATCTGACCGCCAGAGACAGCCTGACAATCGAACGCCACGTTCAGCGCAACCGCGTTCGTCGCATTGAGCGCGGTAAAGATGATGCCGATGATCGCGGCAGAGAGGCCGACATTGTTCCAGCAGCACACCAAGCCTCCGGTCGTCGCTGGCTGGTTGCCACTGGCGAAGTAGCCGTTGTCGCACCGGATGCCGTCCGTGCTGTTCGCGTTCACGTAGTTGTATGTGTTGCTGCTGGACTGATAACTGCCGCTCGCCACCCAGATGCCGTAGTTGAGGTTGCCACTGAACACCACGCGATTGATTCCATCGGCGCTTGGCGGCCCTACGACACAGCCTGCATACGGCGCGACTTGGAGGCCGAAAGTATTCTGCGTCGCAGCGATGGACGGATTGATCGTCGTGCTGCCCGTTTGAATTCCAATGCCGAACTGGAATCCTAACACGGCGATCTTCTCGATTGTGCATGGCCCATTGAGGACCAAGCCGAGGCCGACAGGCGTGGAGAGCGTGTTGCGAACGCCGAAATTCTTGATCAGCCCGACACCGTAGCGCGTCTGGAAGATCGTCGCGCCCGCAGGAACGTTCGTCGTGATCTGCGAGGGATAGAGAATCAGTTTCGCGCTGCCTGCAGCGATGCTCGTTGGCGCGACGTTGCTGCGAATCCGAATGTCCACGGTTGGCGCGGGCGTCGGGCGTGTCGCCACAACGTAGCCGCTGGTTTCCAATAGCCCGTGTGGCGCGTTGAAGATTTGAACCACGTCGCCAACCGCGATGCCGGTGAGGCTCGGCACGACGACGCTCACGGTGTAGTTGGGCGCAGCGCCTGCGACCGCAACAGTGATTGTGCCAGTGATCGCAAGCTGCACTACGTCCATGCCGACGATCTTGATTTGTGTGGCATTGGGATGCGTGATGTTCGCGGTCTGCGCGAAGTGGCCGGAATAAACGTGAACGGTCACTTGCCGATTGGCCGGAATAATCAGATCCGCCACGCTGTCGAGAGCATCCTGAATCGTCGCGAACAAACTCGCAGGGTCGGTGATGCCTGGATAAGTCAGCGGCACGTAAAAGTCGAGGTCGCGTTCGACAACCTTGACGCCAATCGTGATCAGGTTTTCATCGACATCTTCCGTGATGTCCATGTGCGGGCCTGCAGCGACGCGCTTGAACCGAAGCACGTTGCCTTGGGTGTCTTTGTAAACACCGTGACCATCCATGTCCGCGCCGATGTTCTCTCCGCTCACCGCCTCGCTCGGCCCGATCTGAACGACGACGTCATCAGTCGGAATGCGATCAACGACCAGCTTGATCTTGAACACCTGCACGGTCGGCGCGGCAGGATCAATGAAGTCGGGCGGGTCTGCGAAAACGTTGGCGATGGAGTAGAGCCTGTCAGCCTCGCTGCCGATATGCGCATAGACGCCAACCTCGCGCAGATAAAACGCGGCGCCGACCTGATCGCTGCGCACGCTCCCTTCAACCAGCAAAGTGCCGTTGCCATAGTCGCGCTTGCTGGATATCGGAATCAGCGGCGTCTGCTCTGCAATCGGGTCAACGAGCGGCCATAGATCGCTGGGCACTGCAGCGACGCCGCTGCCCATCACGATCTTGCTGATGGTCAATGTCTCGCCGTTCTGCGCGCGCCCCAACATGGAGCGGCCCGCATCTGTGAACTCTTGTTTCGCTAGGCTCATGATGTGATTTCCTTCATTTGGTTACATACACCGCAAACGGGTCTGAGTAGGCCGCATAGTTCGTCCACTGGCTGCCATCGAAATTCAGCGTCCACGCGGTTTCAGGCGCAGTTGAGTGCGGGCCAATGCTAGCGACGCAGCCGCAATTGTCAGGATAAGTTCGCCCGACAGTGATGCCGTATCGCTGGCCACTGAACAGGACAAGCCGATTCGCGCCACTGAACGTGAAGTCCTCTGCCTTCATTGAAGCAGAGAACGACGAGGCCGGAATTGGATCGGACGCTGCGAGCAGTTTGGTCAGATCGTGGCTCCAGATATGGCAAACGATGTTGCCAGCTGGCGCGCCGGTCAGCTGGACCCACATCGTAGCGTGATGCAGCTTGCCGCCAGTCGAAGTAAAAAGCGTGCCGGTATCAGTGATGCTGGCGTCCAGAGCAGAGATCGCGCCGAAGCCTTCGCCTGCCGGTGATTGAATGTCGAGCACGACCGGCCCGCCGAACATCGCTGTCAGCGCGTCGGCTTTCCACCAGCCTTGCAGCGCGGGCAGCATGGACAAATCTATCGCCGTGCCGACTGCGAGGCCGAAGTTGTATTTGTCGCTCAGCGTCTGCGAGGCGGCTTTGATGGTGGTGTCGCCTAAGAACGTCCCGCAGAACAGAATCTCAGCGATGTCAAGATTGGCGGGAAAAAGGTTATCCGATTGGCGACCGCCGATGTTCATGAAGTCGCCGATGTAAGACACTGGGTTTACTCCGTAACCGTCCAGCCCGCCGCCGTTGTTGTAACACACGGGGCCGAGCGCGGTAGAGGATGACACTGCCCACACGCTCCATGCTGTTTCAAATCCGTAACTGCGAAATGTCTGCGCTTGCGTGCGTCCATAGACGGAAGCTGCAGGCGTCACGGCTCCGTCGAAATACGGCCCAAACGGCCCGTCATCGGTGCCGCCCATCAGCATTGAGACGGCCGCTGGATTGAGTGTTTTAATCACAGCAAGGATTGTCCAGTCATTCGCGCCGGAGATCGCGTGCTTCAAGTCGAATCCGTCGCCAGAAGCCCCGAGGCGCACGACCGGCCACGGGCCAATGATCTTTTCCTTGAAGATCGGGTTTCCGCGTTTCAAGGCGTCATTCAACATCGCGCTGCTGTCGAGCCAATCGCTCACCGTGTCGCCTTCATGCAGTGGCGGGGGCGTCACGGAGTAGATCAGCGGCGGCGGGTCAGCGAGCCCGCCGTCATTCGCAACCGAAATGGTAATGTCTTTGGCCATCAGGCGGGAGTGTAAGTGAAGGTTGCAGAGCCGCCTGCCGCTTTGTCATACAACGATCGCAGCGTCTGATCTAACTGCACGCTGGCAGGCGTAAAGGTTCCGCCCGCGCCACCGTCACTTGGCGTAATTGTGACAGGCGCGCTCGTGATCGTGTTGATGGGCAGCGCGACGGTGAACACCGTGGACGCCACGCCGATGTAACCAGCAGCAGGGCCGATCAGCGTGTAAGTGACCGCGACAACCTTGGCGTGGTAATTCACTGCGGGCGGATCCGCGAGGCCGCTGTCATTGGTGACGCTGATGGTCTTGTCGCCAGCCGATGCTGGCATGTAAGCGAACTGCGCAACCGGATTCGCGTTCGACAATTTCGCGCTCGCAGGAATGAACGTGCCTCCTTGGCCTCCATCATCCGGTGTCACTGTCACAATCGCATCGACTGTGCTCAGCGTCGGCAGCGCGACCGTGAACAAATCGGAGTGAACGGCGACAGGGCCGCTCGCATCTGGAGGCGCAGCCAAGTGATACGTCTCTGCCTCAATCGTGCGGTCAGGCGGCTCGCTCTCGCGGTAGATGAAGCGCAGCAGCATTCCATACCAGCCGATGTCGCACTCGCTCGTCTCTGCGCGGAAGATGCCTTCGCACCAGCGCGAGATCGGCTTGTAATGTTCGATCAGTGTGAGGACCGCCGCTTCGTCTGCCGGTTGGATGATCTGCTCGTCAACGTAAACGCGGAACCGATATCGGTCGTGCCAGCCCGGCGCAGTCGGATAATTCGGCGGGAGCGGATTGTAATAGGCATACCATTCGAGCAACGTCGCTCCACCTGGCCAATACGTGTCGAGCACTTCCTGAACGAGCGCGACGGTGCCTTTGCGCTTGTGCCAGCTGATCGCTTGCTGCACGAGGTTCTTGCGGAATTCAAGCGGCTTGGAGGCGTCGTAAAAGTCCACGTGGAACTGCCACGCCAGAATGTTGACGAGGTTTGAATCGGTGAGGCCCATGATGTTCGGAATCATCACGACCACTCCGGTCGCGTCGATGATTTCATACATCTGGTTGTCGAACGCCGCGCAGCCGGATTGAACCTGCCGATCGTAGCTGATCGAAGGCGTGCAGAGATCAACCAGTTTGGACTTGCGCAGCGTCGAACTCATTGATGTGTGGCGCGGGATGTCGCGTGGCTTTTCCTCACGCTTGACAGCAGCCCGCGCCGTCTATCCTCGTTGGTGTTATGAGTTAGAATCATGCGTCTTCGAGGCCGACAAAGTTGACGAGAACAGGCGGCAGGCGCGCATGAATCGTGAACGATAGACCGCTACCTGTGCCCGTCTCGGTGTTCGTTGAGAGCGTGATCTGAGTAGCACTTTGCACAGACAAGATCGTGGTGCCTGCTGGAATGTTCGCGCCGCTGATCGACAATCCAACGTCGCTCTGCGCAAAGCTGGCACTGGCACTGTGCCAGATTGGTGTGCCAGTTGTGTTCACTCCATCTGTAAAACTTTGATCGGCAGGTGGCCCGTTCGGGTCGCAGACCGCAAGCTGGTTGTAATTCATCACTTGGAACTCCGGCAGCGGCGAATGAACCACAATCCGTTTCGCGCCCGCCTGCAGACATCGCTTGGCGAGTTCGTCGCAGTTGAGATCGCGCGAGACGTAGCTGCGCTGCCACAGAATCCAGTCAGCGACCGCTTGATTGACGTTCTCCTGAATGGTCGCGAGCAAAACCTCGTTGTCCTTCTCAACCCAGTAATCAACGTTGAGCGTGTAAGTGAACACGGTCGGCGCGAACACGCTCACGTAATCAGTCAACGGCCGCCGCGCCACGTCGCTGCAGACCGCGAGCACAACGTCGAGGATTGGTTGCGTCGGCAACTGCCCGCCTTTGAGCAGCGGATAAATCCAAACCTCGCCGGCGATCTCTGGCGCGCTGTAAATGACCGCTTGGATAATGTCGGGATGCGCCGACAGCGCCCAGAACTCGTAGGCGTCATGTGGCCCGCACGTCGAATAAGATTCAATGGCGAGCCAGATGCGGTAGCGGTATTGATCGTCGGTTTCTTTGTCGCTCCCGCCTGCGGTGACGATGGTGTTGCTCACCGAGATTCCAAACGGCTGATTCCAGTTGATCACGCTGCTGATCTGTCCAGCCCCGAAGCCATTGCCGACTTCCCCGTTGACGAGCGCCTGCGCCGCTACGTCAACCGTGAGATCGCCTGCCGCGATGATGCCTGCCGCGAGCGTGACGAACACGACCGCGTTCGGCGCTTGGCACATCGTGCCTTTCGGTATGGTTGCGCTGAAGGAGAGAGGCGCAGCGAGCGTGAAGCGCAGGACTGTCAACGCGGGAGAGGGCTGCAGTCGCAGCGTGCGGTTGCCATGCAGCGCAGCGAGGTTGTCGAGGTAATCGTCGTGCGCGTATTTGAGCAGATTCATTTTGCCCGTGAAGTCGATCAGCGTGCGCTGGTGCGACAGCCAATGGCAGACGACGAGAAGGAACAGCCGCACTGGGTCGCCTGGTGCGAGCGTCTTGGCGATGCCGGTAAGCGCCTCGAATGTCGCTTGATAATCCAGCACGACCTCGCTCACGATGTCGGCAGGATCCTTGTCGGCGAAGTCGATATCCGGCACATACGGCAAGCCATACACTGGCGCGCTCGGCAGAGCGGAAACCGGACTGGCCGGACTGCCAGCGATTGGAGGCGTGGTGATGGTCGGCATTGTGGCCTCGTTTTACTTGATGATCACCTTCACGTCTTTAGGCTCGACGCTGATCGTGACCGTCACTTGCTGCGCTGGCGGCGGCTCTGTGGTTGTCGGCGGCGGCTTCGGCTCGGCAGACACTTCGTAGCCAGTGAGCGCGGTGTAGATCGCTGAGCAGATCGCGTCGAAGTGCTGCTCGTAAAGGTCGGCGTCAGCCTTTGAATCCACGAAACAGACCTCGATCAGCACAGCCGGTTCGTCGGTGTTGTTGAGGAAAAACAAATCGTCGCGCTTTTTCGGGCCGCGATTGATCAGCCTGCCTTCCTGCGAAATGGCTTTGGCGATCTTGCCTGCCAGTTCCTGCTGAGTCACGAACAGGCACTCGGTTCCCATTGGCGAGGCGGTCGTGTTGTAGGCGTTGAAGTGAACGCTGACATCGAGTTCGCGCTGCTGCGCATTGTGAAAGTCAACGATGCGATTCAGGTTCTCGTTTTGCGAGGTGCTGACATCGTCGTGAAACGCCTTCGCGCTGTGACCTTCGCGGTCGAAGATCGCCGCCACTGCATTGACCACCCGCCGCGCTTCATCGACTTCGTCGAGGTAGCCTTCTGCGCCTCTGACGATCTTACCGTGTCCACTGCTGATTGCGATATTCATTCCGTTTTCTCCTTTGGTTTGTGATGTCCGTTTTTCTTCTCATGCACGACTTCCCACGTGCGCAAACCTGACAGGCCAAACACCAGTATGGCAAGCGCGCGCTGAAACTCGTAAAGATATTTGAACTCCGCCTGCGGCAAATCCTTCGACAGCCAGTGTGGAAACATCAGGGCGCAGATTTGTAGCACCATGACGATCAGCGGCATCGAAAAGAACATGATGACTGCGCCCCAGTTCAGAAAAACTTTCCATGGCTCGTCTTTCACGGGAGAGTAAACGCTGACAGGGCAGCATTGGTAATCGTCGCTGTGCCGGAACCTGAGATCGCCAGACTTAGATCAATCCAAATCTGCGTGCCCGCCGTTAGTCCAGTGATCACTCCTGCGCAAGTGAACGGAGTGGCTGCTGCTGCAGCCCAGCCGCCACCGATGCGAAACGCCGCGCCGCCTATCGGCGTCCCTGCGATAGCGCCTCCATTCGCCGGCGCAATTCCAGTGCCGTAATAGGCCGCCGCGATTGCGCCGCTGCCCGCCGTGTTGTTGTTGATCGAACCGGTGATGACGAAGAAGACTTTTCCGCTCGCGGTTGGGGTGATGACAAACAGTCCAGGCGACCGACCGAGTCCCATCATCACGCCGGTCGTGCTGGTCGAGCCGGTAGGATTGCCGCCCGCCAACTGCGCGGTCGTCGCGCTCGGAGCGGCTGCGCCTTGCGGCCCCTGCGGCCCTGCTACTCCTTGCGGCCCTGCTACTCCCTGCGGCCCTGTGTTGCCAATCGGGCCTTGCGGCCCTGTGTTGCCGGTGTCGCCTTTCGCTCCCTGCGCGCCGGTCGCACCCTGCGGGCCTGTCGCGCCAACTGGCCCTTGCGCTCCGGTGTTGCCGGTGTCGCCTTTCGGCCCTTTAATGTTGGCGATCTTGCCCCAAGACATTACTCCGCTCCCTCCATCACTGGCTTCCAGCCGCGCGTAGTGCCGGTGAATTGGTAAACGTCGCCAGTGGTGGTGTTCAGATACATGTCGCCTTGCTGGACACCTGGCGCGGTGTCAGACGGAACGCCGGTGCCCGTGAACCATTGGCTGCCGCGCGTCCCTTGTTGCCCTGTCGCGCCGGTTGGCCCTTGCGGCCCTGCTGCTCCCTGAGGCCCTTGTGGCCCTGCCGCTCCCTGCGCTCCTTGCGGACCGGTGTTGCCAGTTGGCCCTTGCGGACCTTGCGAGCCGACTGGCCCTTTGATGTTACCTTTTGGATTCCACGCCATTGAAGATCATCCTCCACGTTGTGCCGTCGAACTGGAAGATCGCGGCGGTTGTTGTGTTCAGATACATGTCCTGCGCTTTGACGCCTGCCAGATTGATAATCGGGTCAGTCGCGCCAGTGAACCACAGACTGCCTCTGTCGCCCTGCTGCCCTGTCGGCCCTGTCGGCCCCGCTGGCCCTTGCGGCCCTGCTGGCCCTTGCGTGCCGCCGTCACTCGGTGGTGTCACCGGAGGCGTCCCAATCGTCGGCGGCAGAGTTTGATTCACGCGCGTCGGCGTCTGAAAAATGTTGTTCTTATCGTAGGGAGTGTCGGTGCCGTAGAGAACGTTGTTGATCTTCAACTGCACGCTGCAGATCAAATGTGCGCCAATCACGTCGCCGCCGAAGCGAATGTTCACGACCTCCGCGCGCGGTTCCCAAAAGTAGATCGCATCGAGGATTGCCACTGTCGCCTGCGCGGCCTGATCAATCGGCAGGTCCACAATGGTTTGATCGACGCCAAGCAGCCGTTCCAAGGCTGCGCTGTAGAGCGGCGTCGCGAGGATGGTTTTGACGTTCTGAAAAATCTCCTTGTAGCTGATGGCGCCAAAGTCGATCTCCTCGAAGCTGAGCATGTTCAACGGGATGCCGTCAGCGTCCGCGAACTTGATGCGCCAATTGACACCGAGGTCAGCGGTCTCGCCGTAGCCCGGAAAGGTGTCGCGCTGCTGCACGGCTGGCGGCGGGTTGGTGCTGATTTGTGGCAACATGGTTTAGATCGCTCCTGAGCCGAAGAAGCTTTGCGCGAAGCCAGGTATCCCAAACTGCGACAGCAGCCCTTCGGTGAACGGAATGTATTCCTTGAACGTGACGCTTAACTCGACTGCGATCAGTTTGCCGCCTGCGAGCCAGTGCTTGTGAACTTCATTGAGGTCGGTGATGACGAAAAGGGATAGGCCAGGCCCCATCGGCTTGCCGCCGACGACGAGCGGAGCAGCGAGCGCGTTTTCGTGAAACAGATGCCATTGCGCCAAGATCGGCAGCGGGTCGCCACACCATGCGGCGTTCAGCCCGATCTTCATTTCTATTTCCAGCAGATCGTTGCCCGCCCATTCCAGCAACGGCTTGCGCAGATGAACCATGTGCGAGGAATAGCGGCCCGAATACTTGCGCGTGAGATCGTTAAAGGTGTGGATTCGACCTTGTAGCCGACCAAAGATGATTGCGCCGTAAATGCCTTCTACCATGGTGGTTCAGCTTATCATGAATTCAAGATAAGCTCCTTTTGTCCAGCGCGGCGACTGTCGCTTGAAGCGCGCTGACCGTTGCTTCCAGCGCAGCGACGCGCCGCTCCAAGTCCTCGCGCGCGCCGCTCTGATGAAAACCGTTCGAGTCCTGATGAACGCCGCTGGTGTGCATGTTGCCAGTGTGCGTGATGTCGCCCTCTATCGTCAATGGCCCTTGCAGCTTGATCGTGCCGCCTTTTATGACGAGGTCGCCCGACGCCTCAACGTCCATGTCACCCTGCGCCTTCATCGCTACGTTGCCTTGCGCCTCCACGTTGAAGTCGCCCTGCTGCTTGATCGTGAAGTCCTTGCCGTTATCCAGCAGCAGATCGCCTTTGATCTTCCAAGTCAGTTCGCCGGTGCTCGCGTCGAATTGCATCGTCGAGCCGTCATCATATTCGACGTAATCCAGCATCGGGTCAGACACCGGAGGCGGGTCGTTCGTGGTATAAAAGCCGCCGAGCACAACGTAATTGCTCGTGCCATTCGGCAGCTTGACGCAGAGGACGTTGGTGTTGAGCCGCGGTATGGCGAAACTCTTTTTGGATTGGGACGCGACCTGCAGGACTGGAATCGGTTTGCTGATCAGCGGCTGGTCGTCATGATCGAGGCGATCAGGAAAGATCACGCGCACGTTCGCCTGCTTGTCGGTCACTTCGATCTTGCTCACGCGCCCGACCGCAACCGACACGCCAAACCGATTGTCCCAACCTTTCGTGTAGTCGGTGTCGGAGAGAAGATTCTTTTCGCTCATTGTGTCAGTAGCCTTGCAGACAGCGACGGATTCCGAGAGACGTTTTATACTCCGGCCCGACGCTATGCTGCGCGCTTTCGATAAACCATTTCCCATCGAATTGCCCGACGCCGACCAAATTGAATGTCATGCCTGCAGCGATCAGCGGGTTGCCAATGGAGAGTTCCACTTTGGCTTGATCTTTTTTCTTGTTCTTATCCCGCGCCTTCGCTTTCGCCATGGTCGTTGCGCCCGCGCTGTCGCCCGTGTTCCAGTCGCCAGCGAGTTCGCGGCCTTGTGCTTCGGTGCTCGCGCCCTCGTCATCGTCGCCGTCCTCGTTGCTCTGATGGTCGCCACCCTCATCGTCATCGCTTGAACCGCTGCCGCTGCCGCTGTCGCCTTCGGTTTTCCACTCGCCGCTTTTCACATTGCCGCTTTCCACTTCGGTGTGGCTCACTTTGGTTTTGCTGGCGGTGTCATTGACCTTCGTAGTGAAGCTGCCACCGGTCATGCGATACGCGGCCATTCCCGCTTGTGGCGCGGTGTCGCCGTAGAGCAGCGCGAACTTCGGCGCGGCTGCTTCCAGTTTTTGTTCATCGAAGATCACGATTTTGTTGCGATGAACCTTGATCGCCAGCTTGGCGTTGTTGGCGCGCTTTTTGAGGAACGCCAGCGGACTTTCCTCATGCTGCTCTGTGCGCAGGTAGCGCGGGTTTACGTCGCTCTGATAGTCCACAGACATTTTGCTCTCGGTTGCGATCTGCGAGGCGATGTCTTTCAGGTTCGCCTTCTCCCACCCGCGCGTGGCTGTGCTCGCTTTGAGCCGCACGCCCGTTGGAATCGAGGTGCCTTTGACCGACACCGTATGGTCTGGCAGCGAGTAATCGACTGAGTCAATCCAGAAGCGGCCGCAATCCAGTGACAGCCCTGACGCATACGGCGCAAACCATCGCTCCACGATGATTGACACGTCGAGGAACGCGCCTTTTTTCGGCATCCAATCGTTGATAAAGCGGCGGTCGCGATCAGCGAGTTTGATATGGAGGTCGTCAGCCTTTTTGCCGTCACAGTTGTCGCTGTATTCCAGAGAGAGAAAATACGGCGCGAGCGATTGATAGTAATCCTTGCCCTGCATCGTGATCGCGGGGCGCGCTGCTCTGGCTTGCGTGATCATGGCGCAGGGATAAAAGTCGCGCTTGTCCACGGCACCAGCGGAATCTCGGTCGCCACGTCCACGGTTGGCACAATCACTGGCACGCCCGCTGGAAAATTGGACACTTCGCGCAGCGAATAATTCGCCTCGAGTAACCGATACATGAGGTGTTCGTTGCCGCGCTTCATTCCATAAACGCGCATGGCGATCAGGTCCCACCAATCGCCCTGAGTCGAAACGTAAATGCGCCCGACTTTCTCCGGCGCGGGATATCCAGGCGGAATTTCCTGCGGCGGCTGCGGCGCAGGTTCCGGCCCTCCTTCAATGATCGGTGCCTTGCCTTCAACCATAGCCGCCCTCGTAGCTGAGCCGCCGTTCCTCTGTCTGCGCTTTGTTGAACTGCGCTACGAAGTCACGCGAGAGGTCGCGCAGCTTGGAGTCCATGGCGCGCTGTTCATCCTCAGTGGCGTTGCCGTGGATGGTGATGTTCGGCGCGAAGTGGACGGTGGTTGCAGACGCCGACTTGTCCGGCGCGGTCGTTGGCGCAGGCGGCGAGATCGGCGGGAGATCGACGCCGCTATCAGTAGGAGGCAACGCCATTGGCACACCCGAAGGCGTCGCTGGCACGGTCATTGGAATCGCCAGCGGCGTGCCCATCAGCGTCTGCAAAGTCGTCCACGTCTGGATGACATCTTGAATCGGGCGCATCACAAAGTTTTTGATCGCGTCGCCGGTCTGGCTGAGTGCGCTCGGAATTGAACTGCTCGCGTCCTTTCTGATCGAGGTCGCCGCTTCACGCCACGGAGTAAACGCGCGCTCGCCTGCCGACATCACATTGTGCGCGGCTTCCATCCACGGCGCGGTCACTGCGGTCTCTGGCGCTCGCAGGAACATCGGCGCTTGCGGCGGCACAAAGGTTTGCGGCCCGAAGACCGGAGTGACGCCAGAGGGCAGCGGAATCGCTGCTGCAGCCGCGCCAGTCGCTTTGTTGCCGCCTGCCGCTGTCCATGCCGCCTGCATCGCTTTGAGCCTGTCAGCGTCCGCTGCAGCGCCTGCAGCCTGCTCTCTCGCTGCTGCTGCTGCTGCTGGATTGTTCTTGGCGGCTTCGCCCTGCTTGTCCCAGAACGTTGTCCACCATGCGGGCGGGCTGAACGTCTTGATTGCGTTGACAAACCCGTCCCACATTTCTTTCAATTTCGTAATCCACCCGCCGATGCGTTCAAGGCCAGCGACAAAATCGTTGCAGAAACTATCCCACGCCGCGCTCGCTTCCGACCACGTATGGCCGAGCAGATACCAGTGAGTTTGGAACTGCGCAGGATCGACGATTGTGCCCGGTCTTTTCTCAAGGAGGTCCTGAAAGTTTTTGTAGCGCGTGGTCAGTTCGACCAGCGCGCCCGCTGCGCCTCCCGCGAGAATGACGTTGATGTAAGTGCCGCCTGCAGACAGCAAGATCAGCGCGCCAAGCGCAGCCGCGATTGCCTCGATGGAAGTCACGACCGCGTCAGAGTGATCGGTAATCCAGTCGAAGAAGCCGATCACGATTTCCTGCAGCGACTTTGTCTGGATGCCGAAGCGCGAGAATGTGCGCCCGAACGCTTTGATCAGCGAGGTCAATGCGCGCTCGGCAGAGGGCAGCACAGCGCGCCAGAAGTCGGCCATCGCTGCTTGTGCTGGCTTCATCATGAAGCCGAGCCGTTTCGACATCGCATCCATGTCGTTCTGCAGCAGCTTGATTCTTCCGCCTGGCGTGGCCATGAGCCGCGCCGCCTCACCGTGCGCGAAGGCGATCTTGCGGAGCAGCAAATTGTAAACGCCCATGAAGTCGCCCGCCTTCGCCATGGTCGAGATCAGCTTCTGTTCCGGCTTGGAAATGATGATGCCGAACTCCCGCAGCGGTCGCGCCATGCCGGTCTTGACTGCGCGCCCGAACGCGCTGGCCAGCCCAGCCATGTCTTCCTGCGTGGCACTCACGCCGCGCGACAACGCCAGCACATCGGTCAGAGGCCCGATTGCCTTTTCGATATACTTCGGCGGCATCGCGGACACCGCCATTTGCGTGATGCCAGCGTCAAGAATCTCCTCGCCGTAAACCTGCTGCTTGGCGAGAAGGTCGTTGTGCTCGCGCAACTGCCGCACCTGATCTTCCGCGTAGCCGCGACCTTTCTTGGCGATGTCAGTCAGTTGCAGCAGCGAGGTCGTCATGCGCCGCGTGCGCTGCGCTGCAGCGGTCGCTTCCTCGCTCGCGTTGGTAAAAATGCGCTTGAAGATTTCGGCTGCGCCGAACGCCGCCAGACCCGCGAAAAGGCCAGCGAACACCGAAGTCATGCTTTTCACCGATGCGCTGACGCGAGACGCGGTCGCCTGCAGCGACTTCATTCGGGACTGCGCCTGCGCGAACACGCCACGGAACGAACCCATCAGCTTCGCGCCGATGGCGAAGATCGCCGTGTATTCTCGCTTGCCGCCCATTGGTTATGTCACCCTTTTTTCCGTGCTTCGTGTTCCTCCTCAAGTTGCTTTGCCAATTCCAACAGCCATTGCACTACCTCGTAAACAGGCAGCTCCATCCAGTAGTTGACGCCGCTCCCCGTGGCCCGCGCCAATCGCACCGCCATGGTGCGCAGGAGATCGGTTACGCTTTTTCCTCTTCCGGCGAGCTGCCACAGGCTTTTAGGACTTCGGTTCGCAGTGGCGTGTAATACCGACGAGGCAACTTGAGAATCAATCCGATCGGCACGTTCGCCAGATGCGCTGCAATGATGCAGTGATACAAGTGCTTTAATTCCGGCAGCGGCATTTCGTTCTTGTCGGCTTTGTAGAGCCGCGTGAACTCTCTCTCCGCGCGCTGGAAGTCTTTGCCAATCATGGCGTCGAAGTCCAGGATGAGTTCGCCGTAGCTTTGGCCGTCATACTCAACCGGAGGCGTCATGCGCAGCCGGAGTGGTGGCTGTGGCGCTTCAATGTTGAGTTCGCGGTATTGTGGCGGCTCGACAATTTCGGGCTGCTCTGCTGCCTGATCGTTGTGATTGCCGGCGTGCGGCCTCTCCGAGTCGGGCAGCCTTGATTTTTGTAACAAGGTTGGATCCATACTGCCCTTATAGGAGAGGCCGAAACGCGATGCAACTTCCTACAGGCCAATCAACTGCCGGATTGGCTGCGCGCTGTCCACAAGCTGGATGCCATTCCACCAGCGGCAGACCGCGTTCTCCTTGTCGATCTCGAACATGATCTGATCGTTGCGCAGCGCGCGCAGACTGATCAATTCGTATTCGCTCTCGCCTTCGCCTTTGGTGCCGACTTCCAGTTTGCCGAGGTTGAACGCCTTGGGCGCGGTGCCCATGACGTAACGCCAGCCCTGATGAATGATGCGGTTGGTGCCGCTGTCATGCAGTTGGTGCGCCGCCCATGCGTCAAGCTGCGCGCCGTCCTGAATCGTGGCGAAGATCGCGGAGTCCACGATTGTCAGCCATTTCAGTTTGACACTGTATGGCTGGAAGTGCGCTTGAACCGGCATGTCGATCTCGCCAAAGATGCCGCTGCCTTTGAGGGAATCGGTCAGGTTTTGGATGTTCGGCAGTTCGACATCTGCCAGCCCGATCAGCCGCTTTCCAGCGAGGAAGATCGAGTAGTTTGCTACGTGATTTGGGATTTGCATTAAGCCTCCTTGTTGTGGGTGTGTGGGTTACGCTGCTGCTGTGCTTTGATCTTCGGCCCAGAGGTTCTGGACATACGGCAGCCAATACTCGATGCGGAAGTCAATCCACTCGGCGGGCGTCGGCACCGCGATGTAAATGTGAAACGTGTAATGACCGTTGAGCAGTTCGGTCGTCGGGTTCTCATCCTGCCGAAACTCAATGCGCGCGCCAAGCAGCGCCTCGCTGTTGCTCAGACCGTCGAGCCAAAGCTGCAGAGAGTTCACGACCGCGTCGATCAGGCGACGGTTGCCCGGCTCGTCAACCTTCTGCCAGATGGTGAGCACGGTCGTGTTGCCGATGAAGTCGAACATTCGCCGGACACTGATGAACATATCCTTGACATCGGTGTTGGCCGGAAAGCACGCGGTGCGGTTGCCCCACGAACGCCAGCCGCCGACCCAATTGAGCGCGGTGATGACGCCCTGCCCGTTGAGCATGTTGGCGTCGAGCAAGTGCATTGGCAGTTCGGTTCCATCGTCGATCTGCAGCGAGTTCATGCGCATCGGTTTGTTGGAGGGCGAATTATACGGCAGACCGTCGCCCCGATAGGCGTCCGTCCACTGCATGAGCGGCCCTTGCTGCGATGCGAAGTTAAACACCTTCGTCTGTGTCGCTCCGACCAGCGCAGGTTTGCCGAAGAGGCATTGCTGGCGCGGGAAAACGATGTTGTTCTCGTTTTTCCAGTTGTTGACATCCTGCGCCGTTTGGACGCCGGTTGCGGCGGTCGTGTCCACGTCGATCAGACAGATCGCAGAGAAGCAGCCGTTGATGTTTTCGCACTTCGCTTCCATCGCTGCTGCGACAACGGGATCCTTGCTGAACTTCGGGCAAATGAGGATGCCAGGCACTTTTCCGGTCGCCTGAAAAACGTCCTCGATGACCTCCAAGCCGGTGCGCGCGCCTGTCTGCGGGTCAATGCCGCCGATGATGTCCGCGGAAGTGATTGGCGTCTCTGTCACGATCTTGCCGTCGAGTGTGAGCGTGCTGGTAGGCAGCGGAATCGTGCCGGTTGCGAGCCGTGTGATGATCGCGTGCCCATCGGCATCGTATGTCAGCAGATAGTCCACGCCCTCGACATACGTGATGGTGCCAGCGGAGTCTTTGACTTCAACCGTCCACGCGATCAGATGCTCGTCGGTGTTCACTTGACCATTGACCAGCGTGACTTGCTTGGGCGCGAGAGTCGTCGCGCCAGCCTCAGGGTCGTTGACCGCGATGTAAACCACAGGGAAAACGCCAAACTCCACGAACACCGCGTCCATGTGCTCGCAAATGTCGAAGGTATTCCAATCGGCGGAGTAACCGAGTTCCGCGACTGCATCCTCGTAGCGGTTATAGATGCGAGGTTTGTTAATGAAGGATTTGCCGTTCTTGTTCAAGTGCAGCGGCGCTGAACCGAACACCACGTTGAGGCCCACGTCCGCTTGAACGGGAGCGATGACGCTGGTTGGAACGTCAGCCCAGCTGACGCCATGTTTGAAAGGTCCGAGATTAGGCATTTTGGTTTTGTATGGTTATGCCCGACGAGGGCGTTTTCGTTTGGTTTTGTTCGTGCGCAATCCATCGCTGGACTTCGCGGTAAAAGGTAACGTGCGGGCCGGTTGTGCCGCGCATATTGTGAGCGTAATCGAAGGCGAGTTCCTTGCGCACCGCAGCGACTTGCGCCACCGGAATGAACAGTTCGCCAAGCGCAGGGCAGCGCGCGATCTCCTCGTAGAAGTGCTTGAAAATTCCGTTGCGGAAGATCGCGCCGTAGCCAAGGCCGATATGCCGAAGGTGCGGCCCCATATAGATCACTTGTCCCTCGATCTTTTTCATTGGCGATACTCCACTCTGACGCCGAGCGATTCCGCTGGCGCGACGAAATTCTCAGGGTCTGGCATCGGCCGCCCGCTTGGCAATTCCCAGCTGCTCGTCATCTCCGCGATGAAGTGCGGAAAGGTTTCGCCCTCGACATGCGCCCATTCCAACGGCAACACAATCGGGTATGCCTCGTCGATTGCCGCCTGCCCGAAACTTGTCAGCGCAATCGCCGCAGCCTCGATCAAATTAGTCAGGTCTTGGTAGCCGCCACCGTCCGGATTCTCGTCGTAGGCGTTGAACAGCATCCGAACTTTTACGATCGTTGAATCCTTGCCGACATTCCCGCTGATCGCCTGCAGAATGATCGAAGGGCAATCGGGCAGCTTGTCCAGCGCGATCTCGCCTGTCACCGTTCGCGGCACTCTGCCACGCACCACGCGCGGCGGCACTTTGAGGTCGAGAGTTTGCGCGCGCGCCGTGTAATCGAACGGAATGAGAGGCGGGTCAGGCGGGCTGATCGGCTGCGATGCTTGCGTCGCTTGGCCGAGGTTGAGCGTCGGATTGTCCAACCGAAAAGGCGTGTAGAGCCGCGTCAGGAACCGTTGCAGCGTCACCTCGAGGTCGTAGGCGGTGTGAGCGCGCACGCCAAGGTCTGCTGCTGGCGGTGTGACTGGCTCCGGTGTCATAAACGTCCCAAGAGTAGCAGGATAATCAGCACAACGACAATCAGCCCAATGCCGCCGCTCGGATAATAGCCCCAGCCCCTGCTATATGGCCAGCTTGGCACCGCGCCGATCAGCAACAAAATCAGAATGATAAGTATGATGGTTCCACCGCTCATGAATGACCTCCTGCGCTCGCCATCACTCGGTTTATTTCATGGTCAATGCGCTTGGCAAGCGTGTCGCCCATTGCCTTGTTTACCACTGGCCCCACCGCTGGCTGGCTCGCCATGATAGGAGCACTAATTGACAAAAGTCGCCTGATCGGCAATCGCGCTGCGCCCTTGCGCTCAAACGGGCCGATGTAGCCTCCGGTATTGACATTGAAAGCGTGCGGCAAATAGCCGCCGCCGCCTTTCTTTTTCACCTGCGCGTGCAGCACGCGGCGTCTGCCGCCGACACCTTTTGGCGTCACTTTGAATTTGCCAAGCGCCATCATCTTATCGGTGATCACGATCTGCCCTGAGAGGCGCGACTGATTTGCGCCATGCACTTTGATCGGAATGTCCTTCTGTTTGATCAGATACTCCGCCCTGATGCCGCGACGAACCTCTGTGCGCCCTTTATCCAGCGCGCGATTGATCGCGGGAGCGAGCGCACGAGGCACACCGTCCTTGATGTTGCTCAGCGAGCGTTCCAGCTTGCGCATCTGGCGCGCGTCAATTTGGAGGGCGACCATTCAGTTCCTTCCGTATGCGCCTGGTTGCGACCGCGTCGCGCTCAGCGCAAGCATGTAGCAGCTTTCTTCCTCTGTGCATTTGAGCACTTCCCACGGTTTGTTCGCTGGCGAGTAGATCAGTTCGCCTGCCACCGGTTTGCGCGGCAGGTATTTGGCTTCGATGTAGCAGATGACATCGCCGAGATACATTCCGTGAACCGCCACGACCGTCTGCCGCGCTGCAGCTTCCTCGTCCCACACGACTTTGGTCGAGAAAACCTTGAAGCCGCCCGCACCATCACTGATGCGAAACTCCCTGACGGCCGCGTGCTCATCCGTGTTGATGAACACGCGAGCCAGATCAGGAGCGAACTGTTCGCGCAGGGCCACGGTGGTTTTACGCGCTGTGGTTCTTGTCGTCCTCCTTCAACGCGTCGATGATGTCATCCTTGCGCGCATCATGCGCCACTTCCAAGCCGCGATCAGCAGCGAGGTCCTTCAGCTCCGGCACCGTCAGTCTCTCGTAGTCGGGCTGCTTCCCTTTGTTGCCGCCGCCTTTGCCTTTCGGCTGTCCAGCGGGCGTGCCTTGACCGAGGGCCTCCTTTATCTGTCGCGCTTCCTCTGGCATGTTTTTCTCATGCGCAGTTTCATTGGTCGGCGCGAAGTAAGGTCTGCCTTCGACCGTCTTGCCTTCGACGCGGCCTTCGCCCTTGTCGCTGATCTCAACGATGGGTCTGCCCTTGCCACCGCTGCCGAAGGTGCCTGTCGCCGGCAGAGCGTCAATGATGCGCCAGCCGAGAACGTCGTTCGGCATCGGGAGCGGGCATGAGGTCAATCGGTAAAACAACTGGCCGTCTTCCTCCTCGCCATAGACGAACGGAATGCGCGACATCTGATAGGTCACAAATCGCTTGCTGCGCACGTCCTCCAACTGCGTGAACGCGCCGTAAACGATCTTGTTCTGCACGTGGCTGCTGAGCAGCATCACCAAGTTTTCCGGCAGCATCGGGAACAGCACACCCATGTCGTCCTCGAAGTATTCCGCATAGACGTAGCACTGCAGACCGGGCAGCGTCGCGAAAAGGACAACCGCCGAGTCTTGGATGACTGGCTTGACGTTGCCCATTTCAAAGCGCCGGTTGTCCAGCAACTTTTGAACGCTCAGGTTGTTGATGAACGCCTCCTTCGCTTTGGTGCCGAAGAGGGCGACATCCGGCGACACTCCGCTCGCTGCGATGGTCGCCAGCCGTGCATCCTCCAAGTCCGTCAGCGGCGTCGAGAGGTTGATATCGTCCCAAGTGCCGTTGGCGGGTGCCTGATGGTTGTCGGCAGGCGTGCCGGTCGAGTTTTCTAGGAAGTTCACGACCATCGTGTAGCCGTGATCGGCGGTGATCGTCAGTTGGCCGTTGACCAGCACTTCGCGGCACATCCATTCCTCTCTGCGCGAGATCGCCTCGTCGCAATACACCGCATCCTCCGCGAGCAGATCGGCAGCGCGATCTTGTGGCGTGCGCCCTGAGTAGATCGTCTCGCCGAACATTCTCGGTTCCAAGTCAGGAATGCGCAGATTGCGCACAGGCGCGATGCGTGGCGCACGGAAGAACCGTGTCTCGTAGCCTTCGCGCTCCATCACCTTGCCGCCAACGAGTGGCGCGACAAATGGTGCCATTTTCCGACGACCGCGCCGGAAGTCGAACTCGACCAAGTTGGTCGGCGGATACTCGCGCGCGCCAAAGAATGTGTCGCGCAAAAACGTGTGAACGACTGGACCTTCATCGAAGGGCGCCAGCAGCGTCCTCGTCTCGTAATTTGGATCTGTTAACATTTGGTTTTTTCCTTTTGTTTGGGTTGGATTGACTGGCGGGTTAGGGCGCGAACGGTCCAGCCGGAACGGCAGGATCGAGGAAGATGTTCAACACGCTCAGGCGCGCCAACGCTGCTGCGCTCAGAGGCGGCGGACCGCTACCGGCAGGCGTCTTGTGCGCGTCGGCGTAGTGAATCTGATTCTTGTTGACCGTGCCCTGCACAAGAACGGCGACGGTCGGATTGGCAGGGTCGTCGCCTGGGTCTGGCTTGTCCACGAGGACGCCGTCGATCAGCGCGTCGTCTGCTGCGAGAGCAGGTTCGACCGCGTTTCTGGCGGCGTTGAATTTGAGCGTGTAACCGGCTTGCATGACTGCGAGCGTTTCGGTTCCCACGTCGATGAACGGATAGCGATAGACCTTCCAGTCTGGGCCAGTGCCTTCACCAAGGATGTTGATCGGATAAAACGCACCTTTGACTGACATTGTATTTGGTTTCCTTTCGGGTTGGTGGTTGGTGGTTTGGGTTGGTTAGTTGCGGCTGTAGTTAGGCCGCGAGGCCGCTGCGCGCGCTTTGGTGCGCTCCTTCAGCGTGGCCGCAAATTTGTTTTCCTCGTCGCCGGTCTGACCGCTTGGCGGGATCCGCGTGAGCACAGCAGAGTCCGTGAATCGGTCGTTGCGCTGGCCTGCCTTGTCCATCGCGTCCATGCACGCGGCGAAGATGTCGGCGGGCTGCTTGCCCTCCTTGATCGCTGCCTGCACGATTGCGTGCGTCGCGGGTTTGTCGAGTGCCTGCAGAGCGGTGACGCGCTCGCGTTCCAGTCTCATGCCGCGGTCGAGATCGCTTTCGGCGTTCGCCGGAGGCGCGGCGGGTGGCGGCGCTGCTGGCGGAGGTGGCGCTGCAGCCGGTGGCGGCGCGGCGGGTGGCGGTGCCGCAGGAGGCGGCGGGTCTGTCGGAGGTGTTGGCGGAGGCGGCGGGTTCTCCGACGCTGCGCCCGTTGCTGGTGCGTTTGTTTTCATAGGCTGTCGTCTGCTTTGGTTTGTGGTTGAGGCGCTGAACGCCGGAACATTGTTAAATCTGGAAAGGTCGAACTCGATGCCGTTAAAGATCGCGCGGTTTTCTCCCACGACCGCTGCAGCTTTCACGACGCCGCGCACTTCGTCTGCGAAACCTTTGTCCACCGCACCTTGTGGCGAGAACCAAGTCTCTGCAGCGAGCAAGGAACGCACTTCCTCGCGGTCGAGGCCGGTGCGCTTGGCGTAAACGTTGATCATGCTCTCCGTGATGGAGTCCAGCGCCGTCGCCATGTGCCGCATATCGTCGGCGTTGCCCATCGCAAAGCCGCTCGGCAGGTGAATCATCATGTTGGCGTTGGCGCGGATATAAATCTTGTGCCCGACCATCGCCACGATTGACGCTGCGCTCGCAGCGAGACCGTCCACATACACGACCTTTTGCGCGCGATGATCAGCGAGGCGGGAGTAGATCGCCTGCGCCTCAAACACGCTGCCGCCAGGACTGTTGATGTGAATGTCGAGCCGCTTCACGCTGGTTGGCAGCTTGGACAGTTCGCTTGCGAACGCGCGCGCGCTCACATCGCCCATATCATCCCAACTGCCGATCTGCGAAAAGATCAGGAGTTCCGCTGCAGCCGGTTCTTCCTCAGCTTCCGCTGTCACGAACCGGAAAAAGTTTTCGTTCATCGTATAAACCTCCCGCTGGTGCCGCCCGATAATTCCGCGTTCAACTGTGTGCGCGGCACTGGCGGCGTTGGTGGCGCTGTTGATGGTTTCGCCGGTGATGGCGCAGTCGTCGGCTTCGGTGTTCCAGGCGGTGCGCCTTCGTCTGCCTGCAACCGTGTTGGCCGATAAGGTGGATAGATCAGGTTGGCTTGCTCGAATTCGTCGCGCTCGCTTGATTGCTGCCGGATATTGTCGCGGTAGTTGGAGCCGTTCAGTTCCGCGCTCTCGCGTTCGATGGTCGAAAAACCGCACTTCACTTTTTGATCTGCAGCAGCGACTTCCTTTTGCGGGTCAAGTGAACCGGCGCTGCTGCCAGTCCAGATGCAGCGCAGCATCGCCTTGCGAATGTAAGGATCGTCCCAACCGCCTTTGAACTGCGTGATGCGACCGAGCGTGATCGCGTCTGTCAGCCATTCCTCGTAGGCGGGCTGGCACAGTTGATCAATGACCAGCGCGCGATATTTCCGCACGCGCCGCCAGAAGTCCAGCAGCGCGGCGCGTGATGCAGAGTAGCTGGCGTTGTATTGCTTCAACAGGACTTCATATGGGATGCCCAACGCCGCTCCGATGAACTTCGCAACTGAAATGGTGAACTCGCCGAAGGTCGCCTGTGGCTGCGTCGGATTGGAGAAGTTAACGGCGTGGCCTGGTCGCATGAAATTCACGATGCCCGGCCCAAGCTGCACGTTGTAAGGATTGAAGTTGAGCAATTCCTTTTTCTGTTCCTCGGTCAGCAGCGAATCGAAAATGGTCGGGTCGGGAAACTCCGATGTGATGAACGCGGTGAAGTAGGACTGAATGACCGCGCCTACCACGGTGGCGTCAACGTAGCGGCCCTGCTGCTTTAGGAGCTCCAAGCAGACAGACAAGATCGGCACGCCTCTGCGCTGCTCTGGCCTCTCAGGGCGCATCATCATCACCATGTTGCGGCGGCCAGAGAGCGCGCCGTATGGCTCCACGCGATAGGTTTTGTAGCTGGCAAAGCGCGTCGATTGCCGGATGGACAGCGGGTGATGTTCCGAAATGTGATACGCGATCAGTTCGCCTTCCTCGCTGCACTCGACGCCTGAGAAAATGTTTAGCGGCAGGCCGACCATCGTTTCCAGCATCGGATTGCGCACGCGATCAGCCTCAATGATGCGCAGGCGCAGATCATACATCGTGCGTGGCCGTTGTTTGAGCGGAAAGAGAACCGGACAATCGCCGCTGAGCAGCATCGACTGGAACGCCACCGATTGCAGCGTTGGGAAGGCGTGCTTGCCCTCGTAATCGCACTCGCGCGGGTCGTCGGCCCACCAGCAATACTTTTCCGCGATCTCCTTGTTGAGCGAGGCGGTCTGTTTCGGGTCGAGCCCAAGCGCCTCGCCGTCCACGTTGGGCGCGGGATACAAACCTTCGCCGATCACGTTGGTGTCGAGAGTTTCAATCGCGCCTGCAGCGAGCGGGATGCCCATGAACGCATCGCGCGAGCGTTCGCGCAAAACCTGCACGTTCAAGCCAATGTCGCGGTCAGCGTCGCCGCCGCCATACAGCCAGCCGATCAGCGAATTCTTTTGCGTGTTCGCGCCGTAGTTGCCGTAGCCGGTGCCACGGAAAAGACCGAGGCCAAGGTTGGCTTGAATCTCTGCTGACTTGGAGTGCAGGATGATCTCGCCTCTGGAATCGAGGAGCGCGCCGCGCGGCAGGTGGCCATTGCCGTTGCGCGATGGTGTGAGCGTCGGCGTCATACGTCTCGCGGAATGACTCTGAACGCGGTGTCGCGGCCAGTGAGCGCAGGCGGGAGAGCCGCAGCGCCGCAGTAAAATTCGACCATCTTTAGCCAGTAATCGACTGCCTTCGCTTGCTCTGCTGCGCTGCGATATTGGACAGCGCGCGTGCCGATCTTGTAACCCTGAACGCCGCTGCTCGAACCGCCCATGCCTTCCGACGCTTTGCGCAAACCATCCTGCGCCCAAGGACAAGTGAAGGGAACAAGTGCGCCGTTCGGTGGCGGAGTTTCGTCAGGAGGTGCGTCTTTGGCGATCAGGACTGCTGCTGCTGGCGGTTGTGGCGGGACATTGGCGTTAGGCTGTGGCATCCAAGCTGGCGAGGCTATCACAAAGGTTGACCGGAAAAAATGAGTTTTTATTCAATTGCCACGGTTCCAACTTCCTGATAACTATGCCGTTCTAATGGCAAAACAATCTGATCTTCCGGAAATGTCGGGCAAAGGCGTCGCTCCTTTGCGCATCGCAGCAGTGGACCAATTGGCTGAGAAATACGTGGCCGAACGCGATAAGCGAATGAAGATGACGCCGCGCGAAGTCACCGCCAAACAGAATCTGATCGAGGCCCTGCACAAGCACGAAAAGGAACTGCGCCAGCCGGACGGAACGATGATCTACCGATACGACGAAATGGTGATCACTCTCACGCCTGGTAAAGAAAAGTTGAAGGTCGCTCCGGTCGAGAACGAGGAGTAAGTCGCTCAACGCCAACGGCCGGAAGCTTATCTTGAATTCATGATAAGCTGATTGCCCCTGATCGTTTCCGCTTGCGTGCGCTGCTGCGCTGCGCTACACGCAATTTCATGACGGTCACTTACAAAAAGCGCAGCGTCGGTCGCCCTCGGTTGGGCGATTGCCGGATTGAATGTGTTGTGCCGCAGGCGGTGATGAACGAATTGATGAAGCGGGAGAAGCAGGGCAAAGGTTATCGCACGCGCATCGCTGCGAACATTCTGACCAAGGAGTTGATCGGCGGCGTCATTGCAAGGGACGGTTCGCTGCTCCGAACTTAGCGCCGTTCGGCTTGCCTTTCTGTTGCTGCTGCTGATCGCCGTGGCCGACATCGAACATCGGCGATTTGGTCGCGCCGAACGGCACCTGACTCTCCGGCTCGTCTGTCGATTTCGGTTTGCGGTAAAGATCGCGCGCCATCGTGTCCAGCTTGATGCCTGTCAGCGGCATCGCCAGCGCGCCCAAGGCGTAGTTGCGGCAGTCGAATGGCTCGTTGCGCTGCGACAATCGCTTTATCCAAATGTATGTGCGGAAGCCGTGCTTGCTTTTCACGATGCGGCTCTCAGCGGTGAGGCCCTTGAAGTATTCCTCGTCGTAGCCGCGCGCCGGTTCGCCGTTGCGCAGCTTCGGGAAATGGCAGTAGCCCGGTCCTACCTTCGGCACCTGCAGCCGGTTGACCAATTCCTCTTTGCCGGAATCGACGCCCAAGGTCATGATCGTGGCGCGATTGAGTTTCGACAGTCGCCCTGCGCCCTTGATGAACGGTTTGCCCAAGCCGCCTTCGCCTTTGATCGCCACGCATCGCGGCTGCCGTGGCTTGGTGTAAGAGACGACGAAGTCAGCAGCGTAGCCCGAATCGACTGCGATCTTGCGCACCCGCATGAATTCATCCTCCTTGCTGGTCGCAAACAGCCGGTGGTAAATCGCTTCGTCGAGAATCTCCCATACCTCATCCTCGCGCGGGTCGCCGTCGATCAGGCCATACTCGATGCCCCACGATTCGCGCCCTCTGCCCCAACCGACGACCTCGTAATTCAATTGCCGCTCGCCAACGTCCACGCCCGCTGTCAGCACGATCACCTCGTCTGGAACCTCCGCGATGTAATCCTCGCGCCGGTGTTCGTAGAGATCGACATCGACGCGCTTGCCTTTGTCCTCGTGCAACATTCCAAGCCGCGTGTTGCGGAACGCTTTGAGCAGTTCGACATCGCCCTCCTCGTTCGCTCGCGCAGCGCGCACGAATTCTTCAACCAGCAAATCCCATTCAATCCACGGATTGTAGAGGCCGCTCAGGTAAAAGCCGCGCGTCGTCACTTTGTCGCCGCGCTTGTCGAACGGGCGGTGCGCGCGCCACTCGCCCTCTCCCGCCAGCCAGTGGTATTTCTCGTTGTATTGCTCGCACTCGAGGCAGCGGTGCGTGAGATCGCTGAACCGAATCCTGTCCCAATCGAGAATCTGCATGAGCCCGCAATGTGGACACGGCAGATACCAGAACTCGCACGTGCTCTGCTCCATTTCGCGTTCGATGTGCGAGACGCCTTTGATTCCAGGCGAACTGACAATGACGATCTTCCGGTTCCAGAAGGCACTCGTGCGCGCAATCGCCAGCATGAGCGGATTGCCTTCGGTGCCTGCGCTCGCCGGATATCGGTCAACATCATCCAGCAGCACAACGCGCACCGGTCGCCCGCTGAGACTCGATGCGCTGTTCGCGCCGCCCAATGCGACGAAGCCGCCTTTGAAACTTTTGCGGCGCATCGTGTTTTGGGTGTCGCGCGAGCGCGTGTCCGAAACTTTGCTGTGCAAACGGGAGGAATCGCGCAGCATCGGCGCGAGACGATCTGTGCTGAACGCCTCTGCCATTTCGATTGTGGGCTGCACGACCAAGATCGGGCATGGATCCTCGTCGATGTAGTAGCCAATCGGGTTCAAGATCGCGCTGTCGGTGATGCCGACTTGTGACGCCTTCTGGACTGCCACGCGCGGAACATCAGGATCGCTGATCGCGTCCATGATTTCGCGCTCGTATGGCGCTTTGTCAGTGACCCATTGGCCCGGTTCCGCGCTGCTCTCGCTGCTTAGGATGCGGTAGCGGTCGGCCCACTCGCTGAGTTTCAGTTTGGAAGGCGGCCGCCAGAGCGTGTCGTAACCGTAAACGACCTCCGCTGTGGCGAACGCCTCCTGACCGCGCGGGCTAATCAGTCTTGGCTGCAGCGTCTTTGCCTTCGCCATTGGTGCCGTGCTCGCTCAGCGATTCGACATACTCAATCGTCTTGGCGCTGAATTTCTTGGCGTCGTAGCCGGTCAATTCCCGCAAAGCCAGTTCGATCTCGCCGTAAATCAGGTTGTAAATTTCCTTGAAACTGCGCTTGCCGATCAGCAGGCGCGACACGCGCGAGGGAATTGCGAGCAGCCGCGAGCGGCACGCGGTGATCTGGGTGGTCACACAGAACTCGACATCCTCGCCTCGATGCAAAGTCCCTTTGAGCAGGTTCAGTTTTAGCTCCGCCATTTCGCTCTCAAAGGCCATGCGGCGGGTGCGCAGCTTGTCATACTCGTGCTCGCTGCTGCCTTCGATTGGCGTCCGCGCGCGCAGATAGTCGATGTAGCCATGCACGCACTCCACCATGTGATATCGGCCTCTGATCTCTGTGCCGTCTGCATCACGGGCGCGATGCAAAACGCCTTCGGCTGTCAGTTGCTGCACTTGGCGCGGCTGCAGCTTGATCAGCTTGGCAACCGTGGTGATGTCGAGGGTCTGCGCGCGAGGCATAAATAAATTCGCCTAAATTCGCCAGAGTAATCGCGCTGTTCGGGAACGCAAACTCACAAGTGATTGGCGCGGCGCGGCGCGGTTTTGTTTTTCCGTCAGCTAATTAAGGTCGGGGACTCGCTGCGCGCGCCTCCGGTGGAATCGCTGGCTGAAGCTACGGTTTTCCTATGCGGGCGTTGACAGGCGGGTGCATTGCTTGGAGCATTGGCGCAGCAAAGTGGTAGGATGAAGGTGAGGAAGTGGCGCGTCGTTCGTTGTGTTAAGGCCAGCGGGCGGCGCGCTTCCCTTTTGGCGGGCCGCTGCGGCGTCGCACATTGGCTCTGTGCGCTGCGCTGCGCTTGTGTGCGTGTTCAATGCTGGCTGATCGCTGCTGGCTTTGGACGATGATTGTCTGGCAGTTGATCGGGTCTTGTCGGCCTGAGTATGCCTCGCTGTGGCTCATACGCTGCTGAGATTAGACATGGCGGTAGTCTGTGCAACTGGTTTGGAGAAGTCGAAACGACTTTGGAGAGGGGTGGCCGCGCGGCTGTCAATGTCTCGCCGACAATGGCCGCGCGGCCTATGATGGAATGCCAGGCATGAACGTAATCGTTACGAAGCGCGAGGCTGCGCGCAACTTTTATCGCTCAAATTCTTTGTGAATCGCGGGCGGTAATCAGGGTCAACCTCAGCGAGCGCGCGCCGCGCATGGCAAGGACCGCAGAGGCAGACGGTGCCGCAATCGTGGCGTCGGCAAGGTTGATCGGCGGCGTAGCGTATGGCCTCGATGGTGTGCCGGTTCATCGCCGTGTCCTCTCCGCTTCCAGCAGGTAGCGTCTGTGCAATGCGATCACCGCGTCGTCGCGCTCGCGCTGCATCTGCGCCAAGTCATGCACAGCTTGTTCACGCACTTCCTGCCAGATCGCCTGCAGCGTTTCACGAGGCGCGACGTTCAATTCCTCGTCGCTGCCTTCCCATCGCTGCACTAACTTGTTCACAGCCAAAAGGAACTGCTCGAAATTCTCAATCGCCATGCGGTTTGTTCGCCTCCTTCCATTGGTTGTAGATCGCGCTGACTGCTGGCAGCAGCGACTGTTCCAGACACCATTCAATCCACTGTTCGTTGTCGCGCATCACCGCGTCGGCGGGCTGCGCTGCGACGTAGTCGTAATCCGCCATCATTGACCGCCAGCCGGTGCGTCTGCCGTTTTTTCCGGTGCCGTCATAAAAGGCGAAGCCCATGCGCGTCGGTCGCACGCGGTAGAGGTAAAGGCTTTCGTGCGCTTCGGCGCTGTCTGCCGGCTGATCGAGTGCGTCCCATTTGTCCTTGTTCGCCTCAAAGCAATGCGTGATACGCAGATAAAACGGCGCGCGCTCCAAGAACAGTCTGACGCCATGCGCTGGCCCATCGTGAAAGGTGATCACTTTTTCTCCTCCGCTTTGAATCGCACGTGTGGCCAGAGGAACGCTACGCCGCGACATTGGCTGCGACTGAAAAACACCGCGAACGTCAGGTGGACAAACATCATTGCTTCCTCCTTCCACGGATAAGAATCTGCATTTCGGTGATGTGCGGCTGCATTGACACCTCCCGCTTTTCCTCAGGCGTGAGCGCGCGCAGCGTCCAATCGGCATTGAACACCGCCAGACCGCCGCAGCCGACGCACACGCTGATCGCGCCCTCAATTGGTTTGCGGTTTTGGTAGCTGGTTGCCGAATCCAGTTTGTGACCGCACTCAGGACACACCGTGAACGGTACTCGAGTAGTGAGGCTCATTGGCGGTGCGCCTCCTCGTTTCTTTCCAGCACTTCGGCGCACGCCCGATCGACGAAGGCGTGGAAGCGAGCGTCATTGTAGTAGCGCGCGTTCAGATCCTCGGCAGCGAGCACTTTGGTAATCGCCTCAGTGATGATGCCTTCCAATCGCTGGCGATGGAATATCCGCGCGTCGAAACCTGTCCAGTTGCGCAGCAGCGCGAAGAACTCATGCGAGGCAGAGGTGGCGCATTTGTCAATGATCTGCTCGTTCCGCTCGTCGCGGATTCGCAATACGCCTGGTGCCGCGTGAATCGGGCAGTTGCCGTCGTCGTTGGTGTCCAATTGGCAGCATTTCATAAGCGCGGGTCCTTGTGTATTTTGGTTTCCGGACTGATCATTTCCGCTCGGCGAAACTCGGCCACCAGCGCCTGCTCAGTCTCGCCAAACACAATCACGATCTCCCAGCCTTCCGGTATGCCATCGCCGTGTGTTTCCCGCTTCAAGTGCATTGGCTGTCCGTCTGTCAGCCGCCGCACGTTCTCACGCGAGAGGCCCAATAGGAGCAGTTCATCTTTGTCCGCTGTAGCCCTTGCAATTACCATGGTCAGTTGTCCTCCGGTTTTGGCATCGGGTTTGCCGTGATGAACTCCTGCAGCATTCGCACGATGTCCTCGCGCTTGCCGTTGCTCGCATACTCGCCACGGAAATCTGGCGGCGCATTGAACGGGAAGCAGAAGACGACGAAGCCGTAGCCTTTCGGCAATTGCCTGTCGATCTGTCGCGCGATGCGCTGCATTCGTTCCCTCACGATTTTCATTTGCCGTCTGGCTTGCGGAGAGTGCGGCTGCTGCTGCAACGGCCACCCGCAACTGAGGCAATGCGTCGGCATCGGCACGCCTTCCTGATCGTGACCGCAATTGGCGCACTTCATTCCGCCTCCGATCGTTTCGGTTGCGCGGTCTCGCCAAGGATGAACTCAACGTCGATCACTTGGCCGCTCGCCATTTCGTCGAAGTGTTCCTCGATGTAGGCGTGCGCCGTGCCGAAGGTTCGCGGGTTCTCGCCCCACGAGTATTTGTCATAGGTGCAGTTGCGATCTGTGCCGCTGCACTCGAGGCGGCCCATGATCACGCACGGGCTGACGGTGCCGAAGCCGGAGCGCCTGAGCAGATAGCCCTCCGGTTGATTGCTTGGCCTGCAGCGGAAAGCGAAGATCGGAATGAACGTCGCTGCATCGCGCAGTTCAAACAGTTTCAATTCGATCATCGTGACCTCCTAGCGTTTGGGCAGCCGGTTTCGTGCGTGGCGGTGCCGTTGATGCACAGCGCCTCACACTGGCTGCATTTTACGTGGTAGTAGCCGGTGCTCCGGTTATACCAGGACAAGTCGAAACCTGCGCGTGTCAGGTTCCGCCGAGTGTTGTTCCGCTTGCGGCGCGCCTTCTCCTGCTGATCAGGCGAGGCCGCAATGGTTTCCATGTTCATCGTTGTTTTCCTTTTCTTGTTTGTATCGGGTGCCAGCTGCAGCCCTCAGCCTCGTCGCAGTCGTGGACATAGACGATGCCGCAAGCGCATCGCCATTTGTCGCCGGTCTGCCGGTGGCCTGACATCGCCCAGCCGTTCGCCCGAATTTGTTTGTCGCAGTTGTGCTCCTCTGTGGCGGTCATCGCGCCACGCTCCAATAAATCCAGTAGCCGAACGCTGCTGCAGCGAACAGCCAGCCTGCCATGACGAGGCAGCCGGATTTGATCAGGCGTGATCGCGGCCTGACTGGCAGCCCGTGAGGGTTGGGCCACCATTGGTCGCCGCAGAAGTGCGCGCAGGTGTGGCCTTCCAAAGCCTCGCAGCGCAGTTCCTCGCTATTCCTCCAGCGTGTGGAGGGACATTGTTTCGTGTTCATTGGTTTGCTGTCCATATTTTCCGTGGTGGCGAATTGATCTTTGGTTCGTCGTTGAAGAATTCAATCCGATCTGGCGCGTCCTCGTTGCCGTAGAGGACCGCGTAGTTGTATTCCTTGGTGTCCGGTTCCTGCAGGTGGACCTCGAAAGCCCAAGCGATTGAATCGTATGGGCCGCTGCCTACTCCCTGATCGCTGCGAGTTAACATGATCATTCTTGGTTGGGTTCCTTTGTGTGGCCTGATTTGCTGTCTTTCAAGCCGATTTACGCCGCCAAGCGCGCGCCGCTGTGCCCGCGCACAGAGTTTTTGTGCTGCACGCGGGCCGAGAGAGCGGGCGCGCGCCTAAAACGCGTTTACGAGCCTTTTCGTAGCTGCTGCCAAACGGTCTTCGGCAGTTCAAGTATTTCGCCACCCACGCGCTGCAGTTCGATGCTGCGATCATACGACTCGACATCGGTTGCTGTCCGCGTCACCGCATTGATCAGACCGAACAGGTTTGGCTGACCGCTTTCGATCAGGTGGTTCAACACCGCGTCTTTTTCGGTGTCGTTGAACTTGAATCGCTCGGTGATTTCTTCCACCGCCTCGACCGGCTTAATTTTCTGCTCCGTTGCGCCCTCGAATTTATCCACAAGCGCATTGAAGCGGTCTTTGTCGAACACACCGTCTGCGACATCCTGAACTTTCATCCAGAAGGCGCGATCATCCATTTCCCGCGTCGCATCCGAGTAATACTCCGCTGCCGCCTCCAACTCGAAAAGCGGGTCGTTGCGCCTCCCGATGTGATATCGCCGCATGGCGACCGGCATGACCATGCCGTTGAGACAGCGCAGGTAATACAGCAGCGGTTCCAGCGCGAGACTGCCCGCGCCGACTTCGCTGTTGCTGATCACGATGCCTGCGCGCACGCGATCTCCGACCAGCTTGGCCTCGACCTTCGGCGTCGCCGCCTGAATGTAAAACCGCGTTTCTGTGATCTCGCAGGAGAGCACTTCGCAGTTGAGGGCTTCCAGCTTCGGCAGGATTGCCGCCGCCAGATCGCAGTTTTCCAGCGGCCGATATCGCTCGCTGAGGAACGCCCGCGCTACGTGGCTGCCGTTGAGCAGCGTGCGCAGCATCCGTTTTTCTGGCGTCCGTTTCCACCACCAGTTGATGTTCTCTGCCAGCAATGGCGCGTTCTCTCCAATCATGCGATCAGCGTATTGTGCCGGTATGCCAGCACGCGCGCAGATTTGCCTGAGGCAATGCCGTGTCGGCGCAGCCTCAAATTCCGTCTTGCGCTTTTTGCCTTTCTCCATCGCCTCCCACTGGATTACTCCGCGATCAGTATGTTCGGCTGAGTAGGTTAACTGTTCAGTCGGCACGCGGAAATCTTTTCGTTCCCGCGCCTCTCGTTGTATCTGTGCTGCGACCTCGCGCAGCGATCTTCCTGTCTTCATTCTGCTTTGTTTCCTTTCTTGGTTGTTGGTTTTGCTCTGAGGGAGAAACCACTAAAAAGCTGCAGCCCGCGTGGCCTTTGACCAGCTGCAGCGCCATGCACATCGTGTCGCCGCGCGCCCAAAGTTCCTCGGTCGTGAAGACCTGCGCCTCGCTGCGCTTGTGCGTCCAGTGGAATTGAAACTTCACGGTGTCCCAATTCACGCTCTCAATCCGCTGCAAATAGTCACCGTCGCGGTCTTGCACGACGTAGTTTTGATCTGCCCAATTCGGTTCGTCTGTCATGTTTCCTTTCTTTTGCTGCTCTGCCGGAGTGGCGGTTGTAATCAATCTCCAAGCCTCTGCTGATCAGCGTGCCATACTTCAGCAGCCATTTGACTCTGATCTGCGAGTAGCGGCCTTTGCTCTGGCGCACCCAATGAACGGTTGGGATGCGCAGCGAGCGGTGGCCCGTTTCGAGTGTCCACGGCAGCGAATACCAAGTGCGGAAAACGCGCGCGACCGTCTTTGTGATCGTGCGCCGGTTCGGTCGCCGCACCGTCCAGACATCGCCCGTGCGTGGCCGATAATGGAATACGCTTTTCATTCCGGCCTCCACACTCTGCGCTCGCTGCCGTTGCCGGTGAACTCTCTGTAGCGCGCCTCCCATGGCCCGTAGTGAAAGTGCCGGTAGTTGAGCAGCAGCGCCTCCCTGATCGTGTAACGGTTCATTTCCTGCGGCCTGTAGAGCCGGTAGAACGAGCGCCGATCACATTCCATGTAGGCGTGCGCGCCGCCGACCATCGCGCCGAACACCGCGATGTCGCCGCACTCACACCAGCCATGCGCATAGAGTTCGCCGTTGGGTGCTTGGCAGAGCGCGTGAACGATGCGCCAGCGCGCGTCATACAATTTCGGACTGTTCGCCCGCGCCAGTTTTTCGAGGAAGTCCAGCGCGTCATCGAAACAGGTATGCGTCGGTTCCAGTATCATCGGTCCTCCTTGCATTGAAGGCCGCTCATCCACTGACTCAGAACGCGCGCAGCGCAATTCATTCCGCCGACGATCTCGAACGCTTCATCCAAGTCTTCGGGCGTGTGATGATCGCAGCCGACTTCAATCCTGATGCCGCCATTCGGTTGATCGGCGTAGAAGGCCAGATATTTCGAGTGTGGCACAATTTCCAGATTGCAATGAGTACACTTCATCGGTAGCGACTCGGTTTGTAGTGCTGCGCATACGGCAGACTGTTTCGGAGCTCCTGATACTCTGGATCCTCTGCCGCCTGCGCTGCGAACACTGATCGCGGCTGAGCGGTGACGTTGCTCATGTGCGTGTCGAAAAACGCGCAGCCGAACGGCGCAGCCTCATGAATGCTGCAGCGATCGTGCTCATCCAAGAACACGCAACGGCCCTTCCGATATCGCGGCGTGATCGTGCCGATGCGTTGAACTTTGCCGGTCGAAAGGTGTTTCACCAATGCACCGGGCGAGGCCCAGAAGTTTGCCTTCGCTTCCTCGACGCTCTCGCCGCGCAGCGCGGCAATCCGTTCCAAGTCGCCTGGAATCAAAGGACCTGGTTGTCGTTTGCAGCAGCCGACGCATTGCTCGCAAGCGCACTTGGTGCGCGAGAAGTTATGCGTTTTCATCCCTCCTCCTTTTTCGGCAGCGCCTCCGGTTTGAGCGTCAGCAGTTCCTCGGCAAAGGTGAACCGGCACAGCCGAATCGTCTTGCCCCAGTTGTTCGATTGCCGCTGTAGCTGCCGCACGATCAGCGATTGATCGACTTTCGCGCGCTTGGTCGCCACAATCGGGATGCAGCCCGCAGGAACCATCGCTTGTTTCAAGCCGACTTCGCCGCTGCCCAACTCGTCTTCACCGACCCACGCATACAGCACGAGGTCTTTTACTCGTTGATCGTTCATCGGTTGTAATGCACCTCCCGCGATTCAGTGATGATCGCTTTGAACTTTTCCCATGCCTCGTTTGTCAGCCCGATCAGACTGCCGATGTGCGTGCAGAGCACTTTGCCAATGGCGTCGTGATCTTCCTCAGTGATGCGACCGTCTGCGACCATCGCGCGCAGTTCGTGAATGTGCAGGCTAACTGTCTCTGCGATGTCGCGATGCCTGCGCAGTTCCTCCGCGCTTGGCTGCTGCGGTTCTTCCGCTGCGCGTTCGCTCATTTGGCCTCCCTTCCGAGCAGCCGGTTCCAGAGGAACATGCACACGTCGTTCTCCGCGAGCGACGAAGGCTCTGTCTTGTGGAAGCCGGATGCGTAGCGGCCCGTTTGCCACTCCTTATGCTCAGAGCGAATGAGAACCGTGCGCACAGCGAGATACGACGCGATCTGGAACGTGCCAAATCCATCGTAATCAATTGGCGCATCGGTTTCCCACACCTCCCAGCTGCTGGCGGTGTTGCCGATTGTAATGTTGATCATTTGTTTTCCTTCCTTGTGTTTGCTGTTGCGAGCGCGAGCACGGTTCAGCTTATCTTGAATTCATGATAAGCTTCCGCGCCCTGCTCAAAAGTTAATAGGTGCTCGTGTAGTAGAGGCCGCCTTTGCCGCGCTTTTTCAGTTCCTCTTTGATCGCCAGCAGCGTCGGCTTCACGCGCTCCGTCTCAGCGTCGCCCTTTTTCCAATTCACGCTGTTCTTCAAGCGCACTCTCATGCGCTGCAGCGCGCCAATGTCCATGCGCGAAAAGTCAGGCTTGCCCTGCTGCTGCGCTGCTGTCTTGGGCTCGTAGATGCCCGTCCAGCCTTTTGCGATCGTGTGCCGCAGCGCAGCAATGGCGCGCTCCTTGCCCATCGCGCTCAAGTCCCGCACGGCGCGACCGCGCGCGATCTCTGTCATGACTTGTCGCTTCTGGCGTCGATGTTCCTGATATGCGGCCCATTCCGCCTGCAGTTCTTCATCTGCAAAGTCGAACGAAGGTTGCCAACCGTGCTTGTTTTCCTTCTTATCTTTTCTCGAAGTCTTACGCGCGCGCGAGACATGATGGCTGCCATCATCTATTCTGACCGCTGCTCGCTGCGTTTGGTCTAAGCAGGCGATGAACGGAGCGCAAAGCCGAATCCATCTGCGCCGACCGTCGAAGCGGACATCCTCGATGTAGCCAAGGTTTCGCAGCAGCGACAGTGAGTTTTTGATCGCACCAGGTGTAATGTGCAAGTGCTCCGCGAAGTGCTCCGCGGTCGCACAAGTGCCGCGCTCGCGGTCGCTTTTAGTCAGCGCGTCAATCTCTGCCAGCAACAGAATCTCCGTTGGTCGCAGATCAGCGCGGTTTAACAGATCGACTGGCACGAAAAAGCCAGTGAATTGCCTCTCTGGATGTTCCTCGTCGAACAAATCATCTATGGTCATGGTTCCTTTCTTGTTTCATTCCTCTGCGAAATTCCAAGAGGCGCGCGGTCACCGCGTTCGCCTTTTCGGTTCTGCCGGCGTGGCGATCAGGATGGCAGAGCGCGATCAATTCGTTCACGAAGGCGAGGTCGAACGGCCCGCCCATACGCATTTCGAGAAACGCCTGCTGCCAGCCTTCGGAGTAGCCGTTCTGGCGACCAGCAGCGTAGCCCTTCGCGTAGTGGAGGCCGCCGCTGGTGTTCACGCTGACTGCCTTTCCATCTTGAAAACCGCGCTCGTAGCTTTCCTCCGCTTTGGTCAGCCGCCAGCAGCCATAGCAGAGCGTCTGCCAGTCCTCGCGCTGATCGAATTTTTGTTTGCAGCGAACGCATTGCGGCCGCCTGTCCTTAGCCGGTTTCTCCTTCATTGGTTTCTTCCTTCTCTGTGAACTCGATCTTGACGAAGGTTTCGTGTTCCTCCATCACTAGGTGGCCGACGCTGACGCGCCGCACCCACCGTTTTGTGCGCGTCGATTTGCGCCAACTCCAAACCTCAAAGCCGCCGCCACACACAATCCAGCGAGCGAGGCGCACGTTGGTTTCCGCTTTGCGCTCGCGGTGGCTGTGATGATCGCCAGTGGTTGTCTGGATGCCGAGAATCCGGTTTGGCAGCGCGATGATGTCTATGTTGTCAAACAGATCAATCGTGGTAAAGCCGCGCGGCAGCCGCCGCTCCACGATCTGCGCTTCAATGTGATGGTCGCGCAGCCATTTCATGGTGCGTGCGTTCGGGCTCATGGCTGCTCCCTCTGTGCTCGGAACTCCTTGACCGCCGCGTGCATCGCCAGCCCTTGCCGGATGAACACGACGGGTGGCACCGAAGGCCGCGCCAGATGCAGCCGCACCGGCGTCACGACGACATCGTCGCAGCGAGCGCAGCAAAGCCCATCGACGATTGGCTGCGCACTATTGGGCGGCTCTCTGAACGGGTGGCCGCACAGCACGCATTGATTTGTTTCCATGTTTTCCTTTCATGATTTTGGCTGCCTCCGTCGCGCTTATCCGGCGACAGGCATCCAGATTGAAATTGCTCAGCCTGCCGTTTACGAACCGGCACTCCGGTTGGCCGCCCAACTCTTTGCCAGTGGTGATGACGAGCAGTTCGATGCGCCTCCCGCGAAATGGCAGAAGGAAGTAATCACCTTTTTTGATTGGTCTTTTTCGTCTCATTGGTTCCTTTCAATGCTCTGCGCCCTTCCTGTGTGATGAAATACTCCGTGTGCGAATAAACCTCGTGGCCGCGTGCGCCGCGATACCAGCACATTCGCCGCCAGAGCCAACATTGATTGATCAGTTTCCCTGCGTATTGCCCTGCGCGCATCGGCTTGGAACTGTTGCCCCAGAGCGCGTGCGCGATGCCGCGCGCTCCAATGCCGCTATCGTGCGCGACGTTATCCTGATGCGCTGCTGCGGCCTCTAACACCGCACGCGCCTTCGCTGTCATTTGCATTTTGGAACTCCTTTCCATTTGCCGAGCGGTTCAAAGTGAACGTCGGCGTCGTTCAAGTCCGGTCGCCCCATCTTGCACGATGACAGGCCCGCGAACAGCACGCGCTCTACGAT